TTCCCTGTTGCAATCATTAAATGCAACACGACAAGCACCATCCATAATGCCATACTCATCAAATCCAACAGCACGAAGAAAACTCTTGAAGAGTTCAAAATACTGATGAGTATTCAAGTCTTGTGCAGGTGCTTCAATCGTGATAGTTTGCTTATCAACGATTTCGGGAAAATACTTGTTGTGAGATGTTTCGGTGTCGTTGATGTAGGAAAACTTGATGGTTGCGTTGTAAGTCATGGTTTTATTTGATTACCCCCATACTATAAGACCCTTGACTGCGAAAGTCAAGGGTCAGTGGACGGTTTTTAAAGTGTCTGTTTAGACTTCATAATCTTCTTGATAATAACCACTAACAACATTATCATCCCAAGCAGTCGGCAATTGATGCTCTCTTGCTTTCATGTGATTTACCTTAGAAACTGGAAGACCCTCCAAGTCTTCTTCATGTAAGATTCCATCTAACTGACGGATTTCATTGAATGTGTGCGGAAATCTAAGTGCTCCGCTGTGCATCCATTCAATATTGCGATGAGTTCTAGACATAATGTTTGTGAATAAACACAGTACTAATTATATCACTTTTTGAATTCTTTTTCAAGTTCCTTTGCAATTTTTAAGGAACTACGCCACATTAACCATTTTACAATCGGATTAGCGGGATTGTGAAGCAACCACCACTTTTGTTTTTCATAGTGAAACCTCAGTATTTTAGAGACTAAGGTGACGGCATATGCCACACTATTATCAGTTACGATAAAGTAAGCAATTACCGCAAAAGCAAAAAACCAAAAGTAGTAGGAAGATGTCATCGAATTAACGCATTATGTGTATTTAATCAGATAAAAATTGATCCAAAGTTGAAATTGATGCACCTTTTGCCGCCTTTTGAATGTAAGACTTGGCGGAGTTATAGTTGTTTGCAGTATGAACTTGTTGTCCTTTATAAATGATGATGTACTTTTTTCCAGTCCAGCATACTGCTGCCCATTCGCCATCTTTTGATACAAAACCATTCGGATCTCCTGGTTTAGGATCAAGAATACCTTCTTTCTGAATGTTCATCGGAATACAACGTTGACATTGAGGATTTGTGCATTCGGATACTGAGACTTTGCAACTCGCTTTGCATCCTGATAATCACGAGCATAGCATTCCACATAGAACACATTGCCTTGAACGTAGCACTGAACACGATGTTTCATGATTTTTACTTGTTGATGGTGGAGATTGCAGACTCGCCTTGAACAAAGATGGTGTCCACGACTGCCTGCAGTTTTTTGGCGGTTGTAATGCCAGTGTTACTATAGACGGGAACATGGACGAATCCATATGCCTTGTGATAGTTCTTCAACTGTCCAGGAATCAGAGACCCTTCTGAGAGACGCCTAGCATCCTCTGTATGAAGTCGAATCACACGACCGATGGTCTGTGCCATCGCAATGTAGTCCATGTTCCTCATGAGCACACAGGAGGTCAATCCAGGACAGTTGATACCTTCACTCAGAATGGAATAGTGAAGAAGAATGAATTTCTTCTCAGAATCCTTACCCCATTCAGTCAGAGTATCAAAGAACACCTCACGACCAACCTTCTGATTGTTGATGAATGCACCGTACTTTGCAGTAATCCACATCACATCATAACCATGAGACTGTACTTCTGTCATGAATTCAGTCTCTGCAAGCATTCGCATGAGAACCTTAGTATTTGGTGCTGCCACCAGTACCTTCTCCATGTTATCTTCATTGAGAATCGTATCAAGAAGAGTCATGCAATCACGTTCTGCAGCAAACTCCTTATCACGATGAACGCTCATAGAATGCACTTGAACTTGAGGAGGAAGAATATATCCACCATTCACCAGTTCAGGTGCAGAAACCTGGCAAATGACTTGACCATAGACTGATCCATCATTCATTCCAGGTTTGGATGCAACAGCAGAATGCTTTGGAGTTGCAGTAAAGAAATAGCAACGCTGAGCATGATTACTGAAATGCTTGGTTGATTCAAAGAAATGACGTTGAACTGAGTTATGTGCCTCATCAAAATAGATGGTATTTACATCAATACCAGATCGCTCAATCTGAATCAGTGAATGATAAGTCGTAAAGATCAGTTTATGGCCATTCACATGATAATTCCATGCGAAGATCTTATTGGGATTAGTAGTACTATAATGATGTGTCTCACCGCTGTGTACGTGCATCACAGAAGCATCGGTGATGTGCTCCAAGAACTCTGCAGACAACTGCTCTGCGAGCATGATTCTTGGTGCTACCACCACAATCGTCTGAGGAATGCTATTGGAAAACTCTCTGATAGCATCGAAAATCATGGTTGGAGTCTTACCTCCACCGGTGGTCATCAGCACTTGACCCTTGCTGTGATGCTCCATAGCACTGTGAGCACGTTCTTGGTGAGGACGAAGAATCATCGGTTTCGTTGTGTACCGAATCATTATAGCACTAAAAAACCCCCTGTGACGGGGGTGGAGTGGACGGTTCTTAAAGTGTCTTAAAGCCTCATCTTCAAACCAGACAAAGGTACTCTAGCAGTATTTTAGGATAGTGTCAAGCTTGTAGAACCAACACCAACAACGGTAAATATTAATTTATTACCAACTGTTGTAATTTGAACTGCAGTACCAATACCACTATTGAATCCATTTATTGCAGTGACAATTCCAGAATTTGCAGTAATTCCAGTTCCAACCTTCAATCTAGTTGCACTTATAATTCCAACATTAATATCTGGAGATCCTGTTAAACCGACTGGTTCCCATGAAGTTCCATCCCAAGCCTGATGGTTATTGGTTGAACTATTATAAATGATTGCCCCAGCAATAGCTGCATTATTAGTGAATATAATTCTTTCACTAGTTGTCATTATTGGTGGATAAAAAGCACCCCTGATAGACTTTGTTAAGTTTGCCAATCGCATATCAAGGGGTCCAGCTGGAGTATCAGTACCAATTCCAATCAATCCAAACTGATTAAAATATGTTAAATTATCAGTACTTATTCCAGGATAAAGAATCAGATTTCCTTTCAAAGTTGTTTTTCCACCGTAAACTTGAAGATTACCATCCTCAGTAGTTGGAGAAGTTGTTCCAATACCAAGTCTATTAGATATTGCACTAGTCCCATTTACAAATAATGATGTGGTAGAATTTGTAATAGTTGTATTAATACCTACTTGAAGAAATAGTGCATTTTTAGTTGCAGCATCCAATCCTGCAACAGGAATCGATGTTCCAATTCCAACTGAAGATCCAAATCCAAAAACATGAAGTTGAGATATTGTAGTAATTCCGATATTAGTATTTAAATTGAAATTTTTAAGAGTTCCACCACTAGATGAACCAAGTACAATTTGATTAACACCAGTACCGGCAGTCATTGTTCCAGTAATTGTTACATTATTTTCAAAAGAAGCGATACCAGTGACTGTGGAAGTACCATTAACATATAATTTTGTTGCTGGATTTGTTTTTCCTATACCAAAATTGCCATCATAAGTAAGTGATGCAAGTTCAAGATTGCCTTGACCGTATAACCAGGCATATCTTCCGGTGTTTATACCACTATCAAAACCAGCATGTAAATAAAAATTAATATTTCCAGTATCATTGTTAATAATATCAAAATTCTTTGAAGGACTTCCAAATCGTATAATTCCAGAACTTTGTCCTACACCAACGGACTGACCAATGCTAATTCTTGCTTGTCCAGAATTGGAAATAATTTCCAATAAAGAACCAGAAGTTTTTATAATTTGAATATCTGATGTTGGGGCATTAGTTCCAACTCCAATTCTTCCCGAGGTTGTTGTAAATGTAGTTGCAGTTACAACACCAACTATAATATCTGGAGTTCCTATTAGTGATCTTGCAGTACTAGCAATACCGGTTACATTACCAACAATGCCACCAGAGAACGTCGAAAGTCCAGTAGAATTTACATTACCGGTTACATTACCAACGATGCCACCAGAGAATGTTGAAAGTCCAGTAGAATTTACACTACTAGCACTAATGCCACCAGAGAACGTTGAAAGTCCAGTAGAATTTACACTACTAACACTAATCCCACCAGAGAACGTTGAAAGTCCGGTAGAATTTACATTGCCAGTTACATTACCAATAATGCCACCAGAGAACGTTGAAAGTCCGGTGGAATTTACATTCCCAGTTAAGTTTCCACTAAAATTTGTAGATGCAGTAATGACACCAGAAACATTAATATTTTGGGGCAATCTAGAATTATTTAATGTTCCATTACTAATATTAGATGCATTAATTCCTTGCAAATCAGTTCCAAAACCAGTAAAACTATATGCAGTTATAATACCAGATGCTCTGATGTCACCAGTAGAATTAAATCCAACACCAGAATTAGTATTGGGATTATTGCCAATTTGAAAGGTATAACTTGGGTATGTTGTTGCAATTCCAACATTTCCTCTAGAAAATATACTTGTATATCCAAATCCACTATCAACATCTATCCATTGGGATGTTGGCAAATTGAGAAGTTTTCCACCATCACCATAGTATGTTATGATTCCACTAATTGCAGTTATAATACCTGATGTGATAGAAACAATACCAACTCTCAATCTTGTGGTTGAAGTCAGTCCACTTAAAGTTATATCAGTACCTTTTATTGGACTATTAAACTTTGAAGTTCCATATACATCCAAAAAATCAGTTGGAATTGTTGTTCCAATTCCAACCAAACCGTTAGCATTTACAACAAAGTTGTCATTATCAACTTGAACTCCATTCCTAAAATTAAATGACTTATTATAATTTGCCATCTTTTGAGTCTATTTCTAGTTATTTATCGTTCAGTTTTTGTTGAAGTTCATCAACCTTTCTTGATAATTCCTTAACTGCCTCAATCAGAAGTGGAACAATCTTATCATACTTAACCGCAATATAATCTTTACCAATACCGGCAGCAGAAATAACTTCTGGAAGAACTGCCTGAACTTCTTGTGCAGAAACTCCAGAATGTCTAATAGCGGAATCGAGACCCAATTTTTCGGCAATTTCATTAAAATTGTAGGTAAATCCATTAAGAGTTAAAACTTTATTAAGTGCATCTCCAATTGGTTCAATATTAGTTTTAAGTCTAATATCGGAAGTTAATGCAGTAATATCACCAGTACATGTTATTTCTCCATCTACAGATAGACCTTTAATTGATGTACTACCACTTGTGACCGTTAAACCACTTCTTAGTGTAGTACTTCCACTTACATCTAGACTGCTACTGAGAGTTAAACCACCAGTAACAGTATGCCCACTAATATTTGATACGTTTAACGTATTATCAATTGTAGTAGTTTTTAATGATGTTGTTCCAGAAGTCTGAGTTAAATTGTTATTTAATGTAGTAGCACCAGTAACTCCAAGAGTACTACTAAGAGTTGTTGCTCCAGTAACTGTTAAAGCATCAGTAATAGTTGTAGTACCACCGGCAGAATCAATCGTTAAATTTCCAGTACTTGTATCAATAGTATTATCATTTGCAACACCAATTCTAATATTATCAATAGTTGCTCCACCATTAACATCAAGAAGTCCTGTGAATGTAGCAGTTCCGCCCACATTTAGATTTTTAGCAATTCCAACACCACCCTTTACAATTAATGCTCCAGTTGTTGCGCTGGTAGAATCTTCTACATCATTTATTTTTAAAGTAAATGTTGCATTTGAATTTGCTGGTTTTGTTAATGTAACTTGATCGTTGATCTTAACTTCTTTGTTAAATGTAACAGGACCATCAAACTGTGAAAGAACAGTATTTGAGTTTCCTCCTTCAACAACAAGTCTTTCTTTAATCGTCGCTTCATCAAATACTACACTCAATCTCGATGGATCTACACCAGTAATTGTTGGAATAGGAGTATCGAATGTAATTTCTTCACCCGTTGCTGATGATTTCTTTTGATTTCCAACAAACGAATCTCCCTTGCTGTTCATTCCAGTGTAAACAACGACACCAGCAGATCTTTCTTGCGATTGTGAAAGGAAGTCTTCTCTTTCTGTCAGAGTTTTGACTTGTACCTGTGGTAATCCAGTCGAATAGTTACCAGGACCATATCCAAGATATTCGAAAGTATGTCCAGAAGCACGTGCAATTGAAGGCCTTCTGAATTCCACAGGTAGTGGTTTAATCTTCGCAATGATTGATCCACGATCATGATCTGTTTGTCTTGTTGCCAGAGCACCACGAATTACAGTAATCTCATCATTGAAAGTGCCACCAAGAGTGCTACTTACAATTCTCATGATTTCATCATCAATTTGAATATAAGATCCTAATGGGAATCTATTGACAATTCCCGAAGAAGTACTACTAACTTTAATATGAGTAGCATCTGTAAATTCGACGGCGATTAAAGTCTCATCATCAAATATTGAAATACCTCTTACTGCCAAATTTTCTGCAGAAGAATCAGATACTCCATTATTTGCAGATAATCCGTGCTTTAGAACATAACCATTTGCTGCAGAAATAGTTTTATTCGTAATTGCCGTAAAAGTATTAACTCCAACTCTCGTATCTACAATAAAATCACCAAGATTATTATTACTTGAATCAATAACTCTGAATCTATTTCCAGTAACTAATCCATGAGGAGAAATACAATTAAAAGTGCTAATACCCGAAGTAGAATCAACTACAGTATTAGTTGAAATCTTAACCGAAGGTGACACTACAAATGCATAATGATCTGTAGTAATAATTGGATCACCTGCAGTTTTGGCAATTGAAATTTGATTTTTAGCAGGAATGGATGTAATTCTGTAATATCCATCAGAAGTTGTTGCGCCAGCACCAGTAAACTGAACAACATTTCCAATTGAAGTTGAGATACCAGAGGTGGTGATTGTAATTGATGCATCAACTGTGCCACCAATTTGAGAATTATCGAAGAATAATGAAGGTGTAATACTGGGGGAATATCCAGAACCAGAAGACATAATATCTACTGATGTGATCGAATTTCCAACACCAGATACAACTACTTTTGCAGTTGCACCATTCCAACCACTAAGCCCGACAGTATTAAAGAGTTTTACGTTATAATATGTTCCTGGTGTATGTCCACTACCACCAATAATGCCAGAATAAGTTATAATACCAGCAAATCCATGTTCTCTAGCGAATGTAATTGTTGCGCTTGTGGGAGAACTCGAAACAGTAGATACATCAAGACCAATACCAAATGATGTAAGGAAAGTGTCAACTGCTTCCTTCGTAACACTTTTCTTAAGATCGTTAGTTACAACTTCACCAAGAGGAAATCTCTTTGCAAAAGTTTTGGCGCTTTGTGGAGTATCATTAATATTGTCTCTATCTAATTGTGGATAAAGATCTACAACAGTTTGACTATACTTCAGACCAGAAAATTCTCCTGGAACTGCATTATTGGCATTTAAAACATAGATGTGATAGATGCCATCCTGAATACCTTCAATATATTCTTGAATTATTTCATTTCTATAATTATAAAGATTTGTTTGTAGATTATTTCTTTCAAATCTTGGGGATAGTGTTGTTCTATTGCTTGTATTATTGGTAAATGTTCCTGGAGTTCTGATTGCAGGTAGTGCATAGGTAAATGTCATATCATTATCAATAGATGCAACCGTAAAGGTTCCATTGTATCCAAGATCATCTGCACCAGAAGTATTTGTACTGTCAGTTACGTATCTAATAATAACAGTATCATTTACTTGAAGATTATGAGGAAGTTCTGAAATAACGGTTACAGTTTTAGGCCCACTATTATAAGAACACTTTGCAATTAAACTCAGATTTCTGTTATAATCATAATCTGTTCTTGTGATTGAAGAAGCACTAAAATCTGTATTATTCCTATAACCAGTGGAACTTGATTGTTGAATAATAAAACTATTTTCTGGATTTTTGGAATTTACAGTTTCTTTTGGAATAACAACTCTAATTTTGTAAATCTTTTCATCCAAACTTCTAGAATCTTGTGCTCTCTTAAAGTAAGAAGGTTCTGTTCTTACTGATAGATTTGCAACACCAAGTGAATTTAATATATTGTAAATGCCATTACTTGCATCAGTATGAATAAACCACTGCTTATTTGTGGAATCATATTGAACAGGTGATCCAGCATCACCAGCATTTTTATCAGATACTCTGCTGAGAATTCTAAGATTAGTTCCGGCATAAACAGTAATTGAAGTGCCTGTTGATGCATTGGATGCAGAAGATGCTAACTGAATTTTTGTTGGTTCTAATGGAAGCGTGATCACATAATAAACAGTATTTTCTACAATATTTTCTGGAAGATCGCCATCATCACTCAGAATAATAACTTTCTCACCAGTATTAAGTTTATGTGCTCCAATTGTAAATTTACTTGATGATACAGAAGATACTGAATATTCTTTTACACTACTTGTAGTTGGATTTGCAGTGCCATCAGACATTAAAATATTTGCCGAATACTCAGTCCCGTTTACTAAGAAATACAATTTATCACTTACTTTTGCACCAATTCTAAATCCTTGTGTAAGAACTGGTGGATAATCATCACGAGAATTAAATCCATAAAGATAAAGACGATTTGCACTTGGATTAATAGAAGTATTTGTCGTAATTCCAACATCCAATGCCATCCAGTCAACATTTGCTTCTTCTGATATAATTGCTCTTGGAGGAATAATCGAAGTTACATATGCCTTATCATCTTTTGCGAATGCTTCTTTCTTAAACCCAGAAGAGTTAAGTGAAATTTGTCCAAAGTTAGAGTTTGAGTTTGTAATACTCATGTCTCCACCGGTTTCGCAATCAAAGTGCTTGGTAAAACCAATTGCAAAGACGGATACAATTTGAATAAAGGCATCATTACTTGCCTTAATATGACTCGTTTCCCATCCAGATCTATAAACTGCATCAGAATCTAGGTGATATGCAGTTCCTGAAGTAGTAGAAGAAGATTGTCCAGAAAGTTCAGAAGCAGAAGTTCTAGTTATAGCAATAGATTCATAAGATCTTGATGTCTTATTATATTTTGCAAATGCACGGTCATCTTTCTGCAGAGATACACCGGTAAATTGTGCAACAACCATTGAACGGAAACCTGATGCTTTGCTGCCATCAGCGTGCATTCCAGCCATACCCCATACGGAACGCAAAGATATGTTAAAGACGTATGGAGATGCACCAGATACAGTATCAGTCTCAATTGTTGCCGTTGCTCCAGTTACACTCGGAGATGTTGGCACATTTACTCTAATGTTTTCAATCAAGTATGTAAATGTTGTACTGTTAATAACACCTTGAACTTTTGCAGAAACATTATAATCGGTTACAGCAACTCCACGAATCTTAATTGGAGTTCCTTCGATAAAATTGTGAGGAGTAGTTGTTGTGACAGTAATTTGTGGACTTGCAGTTCCACCTTGACCAGACTCAATACTTGAAATTTGAACTGGATCAGATGCAAACGCACCGACAATTTCCCATTCAGGTCTTTGTTTTGCAAATCCAAGAGAATTTGATGGATACTTCTCATCAATATCTCTACCAGATGCAAAGTTATAAGCATTTGAGAGTTTACTATAATACATGTCAAGATCAGTAAGTCCATATGAACCTACATTATTGACACCATCAGCATACTCAAAGCAAGTAAGTTTGTGATGAGAGAACGTTGGTGTTGATTGATTGTTATTCGAAAAATCGGCAGGATCAGTGTAAACTAATCCAGTTTCATCACCATCAAATAAACAAAACTGCCAGAAATAACATGCACCAGTAATTTTAAAGATTGAAGATTTTCCAACAGTAGAATCAGTTGGATTCGGAACATATTTTGGACGTAGTTTAGTCTTTCTTAAGTCAAGACCAACAACAGAAGTACCTCTTGGTACAATAACTCCACCATAGATACTATTAAATTTATAGAGAATATTGTCGTCTTGTGTTAAGTCAAAGTTAGAATCTAATGTGAGTGATAGTGTATCAACAGCTGCGGAAGTTTGACCAGAAGGAGACTTTGCAATTGCAGTTCCACCACTACTATAAACAGCAAAACCAGGTCTATTATCAATTGTATGCGCTCCAGGCATCAATAGGATGGTAGTTCTTTCAGTATAATCGTTATTATTTCCTTTAACGTAGGAGAATCTTCCTGCCTCTAACAGTGCCCTCTGTAGCGTCTTAAAGGGTTGTGCAAGAGAGTTTCCTTGATTAGTGATACTATCAGTAGAATCAAGATCACTTGGCGAAACATAAAGAATACGACCTTCTGTATTCTTGATAAAATTATCTAATTTGTTAAGGGGCATGGTATTATGACTTCTAAAAATATTTCTATGTTTTATTTAGTTAGTCAATTTTTATCAATCAAACTCCATAATGTCTTCTGGTAGGTCTTGTGGGTTCTCTAAATCCACCTCGAATAGTAATGGGTGTGCCTCTTCATCTATCAAATAGAAAGAGTTTTTGAATAAATCTTCTGGTTCAAATGATCTTTGCTTATCTGCTAATCTACATAGGTCTTTATCATACAAATGACCATCCGGTAGTTCATCAAATGTAAAAGGAACTTGATTGATAAAGTACATCTTAACAATCATCGTACCTTTATTGTACCAGCAGTATGCTTGACTGATTTGATAAGACATTTTAGTATTTCAATATCTTATATTTATTTTATGCGAGTAGGGAGACTTGAACTCCCACGAGCAATGCCCAACAGATTTTCTTACCACTATAGTTTTCACTACCCTTTCGGTTTGTGGTCTGGACTATACCTTCACCATACCTTTAGGTTTAGGTGTTCCCCGTCTAGTCTCTACACCTTCAAGATTTCTCTTGCTTGGCTCGGTATTGCCATTTTACAGGTTTCACCGAATTTGAGGAATTACACTCATAAGGTTTCCCAAATGAGGCTCAATTTTCATAAGTCTGGTGTGTCTACCGATTCCACCATACTCGCTTGTGAGACCATTATAACTCAAAGAATCATAATGGTCAAGTGCTCCTTGTCGGGATCGAACCGACCTTAGCCGAATTATGAGTTCGGTGCTTTCGCCAGAGAGCTAAAGGAGCATTCGCTATTCGCAAACAGCGAATGGGAATACTGGGAGTTGAACCCAGACTAAGCCCTTATAAGGAGCCCGCTCTAACCATTAAGCTATACTCCCATAAAAGTTGCCTTGAAGCAACTTATAAGACCTATGTGTGGTCTTGACTCAACTTCCCTCTTCGTGATCCGTGTGTATTCGTATGAGATCGTCATCTGCGGGCATCATCACTGCTGCCTGCCCATCTTCGTTGACGATACCAAAATGTTCTCCATTTTCAACTCTTTCCATAAGTTCATCGAACCTTTCTTGAAACTCTTCCACTGTAAAAACTTCCATTTCTTAAAGGGGATTAGAATATGCAAGGCGATCATCACTTACCTGTGTACGAACTACTTCCAGTACGCTCATAAACTGCTCAATACTTTCACATTCTACCACCTTTTCCGAACCTTCGCTTGAATAGAGGTAAAATTTACGTGCAAGAGTATCGACGACACATCGGGACAGGAACTCTTCGGTGGGCATGTGGTCTTTGATTGATTACCTTGATATTATAGGGCATTCGGGGGAGGTTGTCAAGGGGTATCAGAATCCCAAATTTTTTCTACGAACAAATTTCAAATCATAAGATGTATAAGTAATTGGAATAGATGGATTATTGTATGGATTTTCATGTGGTTTATAATTCCAAATAGCATGATGATGCTTTACTCCATTTGAATCTATTATATAACCACTCCAAGCATCCCCCCACTTTTCTTCCATATAATAATGATTTGAGTCATGAGCATAATTTAGTTTTTCTTTTAAATTTGAGTCAATTCTCCAAGTTTGAGATCCTGTTGTTTTATAATCTTTTTCACCGTGAAGATAATGCAAATTCATATTATGAATCAAAACATTTTCCTTTTGAGTTCGGATATAATAATCACAATCCTCAACATATGCAGGATAAAAATTTTCATCAAATAGACCACATTTTTGAACTACCCAATCTTTGAGTAAGAACATATCCCATTGTGCCTCAGTTCCCTTTATGATTCCCACATTATCATGTTCAGATTGAATTTTAACCATTTCTTTAAGAAATCCTGGAGAAAATGCAATGTCATGACTCGCCATTAACCAATAAGGATCCATCATATGAGTTTTAATAATCAAATTCCAGGCACCAGAACATCCAATGTTTGCTGGAAGATGGCATACTTTAATATTTTCTATGAACTCATGATCAATTTTAGATAGATTGTCCAATTCTTCAGTCAATTCACCTTTACCATTATTATTAATTACACATAATTCTTTAACGGGATAATCAATACTGTCAACCAATCTTTGCAACCAATGAAATCCATTAACAATCGGAACTCCAATTACTGGAATTGGTTCGCAGTCATAATCAATTTTTGGAATTTCAACTCCAATTCTTTTTAAATTTTCTTTAACGAAGTTTTTATAAATTGCCGATAATGTATAATTTTGTATAAGATCTAAAAATATTTCCTTACATTCTTTATCTTTACCCCACCAATATCCAGAAACCGCCTTTTCAAAAAGTAGAGCATATTTGCCCGGATATTCTACATCAGTACGAAGAGCAGGATAAGATTCATGCTCCGCAAACATTAAACCCTGATCCGCATAAATGTAACAATCTTGCCACCATTCTCTTCTTTCTGAAAATCTACTTAAAAGAAAATATGCTTCTGGTCTTTTGGGCATTAGACAAAGAGCCTGTTCAAGAAGAGATTTTGCACTCCCATCTCTAGTTCCTTGCTTATCATAACAATATGATGAACGAATTAATGCCTCATAGGCAAGATTATTATCTTCTGCTCTTTCTGCACATCTTAAAAAGTAAGATAGTGCTGGTGCGGTATGACCTTCATTTTCATACCAAACACCCAAATTAAAATTGTTAAGAGGATTTTCAGTATCCAAAGAGTAATCAACCAATAAAGATTCCAAGTTTGTTTTTATTTCATATTCTTCTGGTAACAGATAATTTTTAACTCTTGGAAGATTCCAAATAATATCAGGAAGATTTTCTGTAGGATATTTTTTCAATATTTGATTTACATTTCCACAAGGAGATATTTCACCTTCTTTTGGAACATAGGATTTCATAAATTCAACATGCTCATCCTTTGTATAATCTTTATTTAAAAGAATTTTTAGATTATCTTCAGCATGACAAAATGATTTGAATTTATAAACTCGATTTTCTGGAGATTGCATCCAAGAAAAGTGCCATCCCAAGTCTGTTAATATTTGATTATTTTGAGTTGCATATGAAATTTTGACATCTTGAGCATTTCTAATATGAGTAGCTGGAGTTTGTTCTAAATGTTTTTTCAAACACATAAACATAGATTTATCCCATAATTCTATATCTCCATCTTTAGTATAAACACGCAAATCTGCCCTACCTTCAAGAAAAACTAAAGGTATTTTAAAAATTTTAGAGTTATGACGAACTAAATCACTTAAAAATTTAATATTATTTGGATTGATAATTTCATCACAATCACTAATAATAAAAACAGTATCATCATCAAATTTATCTAAAATATCTTTGATAGCATCTCTTTGAAATCTTTCCCTACTTCCAACTTTCGCATTTGGAGAAAATCTAATATCATAATCTGTAGTTGGAGGACCGACAGATTCGTCGGACATATCCAATTCAATTAGATGTATTTTATCTTTTGGTAAATTGAGTTCTTCAATAACTTGTTTACATGTAAATGGCTTTGGATTTGCACTATGAGTATAATTTCCATCGATAATTACAAATAAATCAACGTAATCTTTTAACAAATTTACTCTAAGTTCTAATAGTTCTTTTTCATTAAAATAAGTAAAACAATCAACAACATTATACTTTTTCATTTTATTTTTCCAATAATTTAAAACAATTTCATTTGCAACTTTATGATTATTTTTTTGCCCTTCATTTACATCATCATCCTGATCTTTAGAAAAAGTAGAATCAAATTCAATATTTTCTACAAATAACGGTACAGTATAACATTTACCCAACGATGTGAATATAATGTTTTCAATTAATGGCATTACATCAGAGTTTGGAATCTCTAAATGAAAAATATCATCCTTAATGTAAGTATCTATAATTCTTTTAGCATAGTCTCTTCCAAGAATATATGCTGTTACTGCCCAATCATTCCAATATCTTTCACGTATTGAAAATGTTTTAAATTCATCTCTAATAGTTAATAACTGAACACATTCAGTATCTTCAGGAAGAGAATCCATGAATTCTTCCCAAGTAAAATTCCAATACTGAATTGTTTCTAAACTCAGATCATCCTCACAGAAAAATGCATAATCTTCATCAGTGGTGTCATACCACTCCTTAATTGCTTTAAGATGAGATATGGCGCAACCTTTTGTTCCATCATTTAATTGGTGCAAATATTTTCCGGTTACTTTATCGTCAGATTTTGAAAATCTCTTTGAAATAACTGGAATTGGTGTTATTCCATACTGTTTAAATTGATCCGTAAGATTTTTTTGGCGATCTACACTTTCTTCCAAAGACATATAATATGTTGTTGGAAAATTTTGCAATTTATTCATGATTTTTCTGCAGTGTAAAGTTGATTGCTAATTTGAGTTACATGCCATTTAATTTTTGATTGGAAATAATAATTATTATCTTCACTAAGACATTGTTGTTTGTTCTTTTGAATATGTTCTTGTGCCAAAACATATTCGGCCTGCCATTGAAGTTCATCGCCACTAAATTGCGTTGATAAACTGCTATAAACATATGATGTTAGTTCAGTATCAGTATGATATGCCTCAAAGTTTTCCAAACGTTTTTTATCTGGATGTGGAATATGAATAATGTTGTGATTATAATATACCTTCTTCTTTTCCAATCCAAGTAACTCTAAACGATCATCAATTTCATCATCTTCATATGCATAATATTTGGTAATATTCTCATTAAATCCTCCAATTTTTAAAAAGTTTTCTCTAGTAACATAAAGAAGACCTCTCAAATATTTGAAATATGGACTTTGATTTATCTCCGGTTGAGTGTATCCATTTTCTCCACAAACAAAGCAAGTATTATCAACTTTATAAAAATCAAAAAAATTAAAATATGGATTTAAAATATAATCAGTATCTACTTTCAGAATGTAATCTCCCGTCGCCAAACTTGCTGCAAGATTGAGTGGTTCTGGTTGATTAAAATACTGTTGATTTGGTACGGATATAATTTTAATTCTAGGATCTAAATTTGTAAAATCATTTAATGATTCATCCGAACTCCAATCAACAATGATAATTTCCGAAATTTGGGGAAATAATAACCATGAAGTTAGGGATATTTTGAGAGGTGCGTTTCTATTTTTACATGCACAAATTAGTGATACACTCATGGTTTTCTATGCTCCCAAATAATGCCATATTGAACTATGGATTTATTATCTCCAAAATATTCATCTACAGCTCTTCTAACTCCATCAAAATAAGGATAATCATCACCATACATAATTCCACCACTTTTAAGCTTAGGATACCAAGATTTTATATCATCCAATACATCTTGGTATTCATGAGACCCATCAATATAGATCATATCAATACTTTCATCTTCAAAATATTTACATGCATCTAAACTTTTAGATTTAATTGATTTAATAAGATGATCAACCTCACAATATTCAATATTTTTTTGAAATTCTTTATAAAAATCTGAATTATTTTTATTGAGTTGATTTACCATATCAATATGGGAAATTTCATCACTTCCTTCAAATGTATCAATGCAATGTAATTTAATATCTTTACCAGAATTTTTAATTAATTGTCCCATACAACATGAAGATCTTCCCATAAATGATCCAATTTCTACAAATGTTGCCGTAATTGGAGATTCATTTACATATTTGGAAAAGAGTTCTGAATGATCCCCCCATCCAGGAATATCTTTCCAACTTGGATTATTTTTATTAGTTAAATTTGGAAAATTGAAAGATGTATTATTAATTGATTCTGTTGGAGTAATATTAAGACGTTCCCTATCAAAAATATAATTTTCAACAAATTTCTTAGGAGCACGAAGAAGATATGCAGCATTATCCTGAAATCCAAAAGTTATGAGATAATCATCACCATACTCACACATACCAACAGCAAATTCAACCTCGGCATTTAAAAAGGAGAATTGTCTGGATGCCTTTACAATATTCCAATCTTTATCCCAAACAATAAAACGATGCTTATATGTACCATCCTTGCGATCTGCTGGACTGCGAGTAAGGTATGTTTCATGAGTTAGAGCAAATCTATAATCCCCCATAGAGATAACTTGAGATCCTCCCCTTAAATCAACACATCCAAGATCTTTCCATTCCTTTTCTATTACAGAGACCGTAGTGTTTGTTTCAATATCATATTTGACAATATTTGTTCCATTGGTCCACTTCACAAAATGGTATGGCATGTCTAAAATTGGCATCCAATTTTTATTACAATACTCACCATCGTCACCAGGAGCAGGAATACGGTACTGTGAAATTTCTTTTACACCATTTTCAGTAATTTCTATTTCTGATAGTTCCATTCTACCAGTACCAATGGTGTCAAGATCTCTTCTTACACCACAGATATAGAGTTTTCCGTCCCAACGAACAATACGTGCATCTTCCAATCCAACAAATTCCCATAGTTCTTTATCAGGAAATTTTGATGTATCAACACGATGGTGAGATTTGAATTGCATATCCTCATCCATTTCGCACATATAGTTCCATGTACGAAGTCGAAGATCATTTTCTGGATGAATATAAACTAATGGTCCCCAAGGATGCTCAAATTTTTTCTTTTCAGAATGATAAAGTGTATAGTTAATATTGCGAAGATTTACAAGAATCTTGCCATCATCATTGTAGATGGATGGATTTGTAAGTGCCGGACCTTTTAAATCTGATGAAGGAATGATCAATGGATGAATACTTCCACCATTTTCCAATGCAAGTTTAACAAAATTCATGAAATAAACAATAATATTTCTTACATACTATCTATTATAGCACAATTTAGATGATATCTAAAGTCTGTGTAATTGGATAAGATCTTCCCAATCCCCAAATAATCTTAACTGCTCCTGATCCACCAGTTCCACCCGCTCCACCTACTTTTCCCGAACCACCTCCACCACCAAAATTTCCCCCATTTCCACCATCAATTGTTGTACTATTACTTCCCGAACTACCACCAGATCCTCCACCTCCACCATTTCCAAAATTTGTATTCAATGTTCCATTGGTTAATGATGCTGTTGCGATTGAAACTCCTCCTCCACCTCCACCAGATATAGTAGAAACTACACTAGGACTTCCTACAGCACCTCCTGCTCCTCCAGTTGATGTTGTGGGATTAGTACTACCAAAAATTGATGATGGTGGAACACCAGAAATCTGTCCAGCTCCACCACTGCCGCCATTAGCATTCCAACCAGCAGCAGAACCTCCTCCAGCACCAGTAGAACTGAAACTACTATTTCCATTACCACAACCTTGTCCACCTGATCCACCACTAAATTTTGTGTTACCAACACCACCAGAAGAAGATCCTCCAGGATTTGCAGTTGTTGTACTAGTCCATCCACCAAACCCACCTTCTGCCAATACTAAGACTGTTGCTTGTCTTTTAATAAAACTAGATCCACCATCTAAACCATTTGCACCATTTGCACCACCTGTTCCTCCAGATCCAACAGTAATATCTAAAATTTCTCCTGGAAAAACCGGAATACCATTTGAAAATGATAATGCCCCCCCTCCACCTCCTTGTCTTGTCGTAGATCCATTACCTCCTCCTCCTCCGCCACCTCCACCAACTGCAACTGCGTAAATTTCAAAAACACCCTGAGGAATCTCTAATGTATAAGTTCCTGGAGTAGTAAATGACTGTTGCCCTATTGAATTAAAAAATCCAAGCATTATTGATGGAATTGTCATAAGATATTAAAGAAGTCCGGCGCCGGAAATTACATATTCAAAAGTAGTACCAAAGACCCAATTAGTACACAATACTGTTGCAAGACCTCTTCCTTGAAGTGTTCTGTTACCATCTTTAGTTGTTCCTGCAAGTCTTAAATTAGTTGCAGTACCCATTGCAATTGTTATAGGAGAACTACTATTGTTATATATGACCACATTCATACCAGTTATAAGAGTATTATTAATAGTTACAGTTCCGGTAGCTGCAATAAATTTACCATTATCCGTGATTGAAACATTAACAGGAGTACCAGATTGACCTGGTGGTATTGTTGCTGGTCCAAAAATACCTTGTATTCCCTGAGTTCCCTGATTACTTTGGATTCCTTGAGTTCCTTGATTACTTAAACCCTGAAGTCCCTGATTTGCCTGAAGTCCTTGAGTTCCTTGAGTTCCCTGATTTGCTTGCAATCCTTGATTTCCTTGAGTTCCCTGCCTTCCCTGCAATCCTTGAGTTCCTTGATCGCCCTGAAGTCCTTGAGTTCCTTGGTTTGCCTGAAGTCCTTGAGTTCCTTGGTTTGCTCTTCCCTGAAGTCCTTGAGTTCCTTGGCCACTTTGAAGACCTTGAGATCCTTGAGATCCTCCCCCCTGCATTCCTTGAGTTCCCTGATTATTTTGAAGTCCTTGAGTTCCTTGAGTTCCTTGAAAATTGGAAAGAGGACCTTGAATACCTTGAGTACCTTGTCTTCCTTGAACTCCTTGACTTCCCTGAGTTCCTTGAAAATCGGAAAGAGGACCTTGAATACCTTGAGATCCTTGAGAAGATGCTCCTTGAAGACCCTGCATTCCTTGATTTCCACCACCACCCTGAAGACCTTGAAGTCCTTGAGTTCCCTTATCCCCCTGAAGTCCCTGTCTTCCTTGAGTTCCCTGATTTGATTGTAATCCTTGAGTTCCCTGATTTGCTTGCAATCCTTGATTTCCTTGAGTTCCCTGCCTTCCCTGCAATCCTTGAGTTCCTTGATCACTTTGAAGGCCTTGAGTTCCTTGATTACTTAAACCCTGAAGTCCCTGCCTTCCTTGAGTTCCTTGATCACCCTGAAGTCCTTGAGTTCCTTGATTGCTTAAACCTTGTAATCCTTGTGTTCCTTGAGTTGCTTGAAGACCCTGAGATCCTTGAGTTCCTCCACCCTGAAGTCCTTGATTTCCTTGAGTTGCCTGAAGTCCTTGATTTCCTTGAGTTCCTTGGTTTGCCTGAAGTCCTTGAGTTCCTTGGTTTGCCTGAAGTCCTTGAGTTCCTTGGTTTGCCTGAAGTCCTTGAGTTCCTTGAGTTCCTTGTCCCCCCTGCAATCCTTGAAGACCTTGAGTTCCTTGAGTTCCTTGATTACTTAAACCCTGCAATCCTTGAATTCCTTGAGGACCCCTAATAACTCCAACATCAACCCAAGTTGCAGTAGGTGTTACTCCATTAGAAACCCACAAATGTCCATCAGCATCATTAATAACTCCAGAACCTTGACCATATGTTGATGATGGAAAATAATGATTTAAATATCCTTGAGGATCATTTGGACCTCCACCAGGATAAGTACCATTGACATCAGTTGCAAATCCAACAATACTAACCGAAGTACCATCTTTTCCAATTATTCCTTGAGCTCCATATACACCTTGAAGTCCTTGAAATCCTTGAGTTCCTTGAATTCCTTGATTACTTAAACCTTGCAATCCCTGAAGACCTTGAGTTCCTTGCCTTCCCTGCAATCCTTGAGTTCCCTGATTACTTAAACCTTGCAATCCTTGTGTTCCTTGATCACCTTGAAGTCCTTGTGTTCCTTGAGTTGCTTGAGTTCCTTGATTACTAACACCTTGCAATCCTTGAAGGCCTTGTGTTCCCTGATTGCTTAAACCTTGCAATCCTTGTGTTCCCTGAGATCCTTGAGTTCCTGCTCCCTGCAATCCCTGAAGACCTTGAGTTCCTTGAGTTGCCTGAAGGCCTTGTGTTCCCTGATTACTTAAACCTTGCAATCCCTGAAGACCTTGAGTTCCTTGCCTTCCCTGCAATCCTTGAGTTCCCTGATTACTTAAACCTTGCAATCCTTGTGTTCCTTGATCACCTTGAAGTCCTTGTGTTCCTTGAGTTCCTTGATTTCCAGTTCCCTGAAGTCCTTGAGTTCCTTGATCACCCTGAAGTCCTTGAGTTCCTTGATTACTTAACCCCTGCAATCCTTGGAGGCCTTGTGTTCCTTGATTTGCCTGAATTCCTTGAGTTCCTTGAGTTCCTTGAGTTCCCTGTGTTCCTTGAGATCCAGTAGCTAAATTTTTCCAATATCGATCATAAGTTGTCCCATTATCAACCGTAACTAAACTATAATATATTGGTGACGCTGGAATAGGTTTTTCTCCAGGATATCCCAAATTTGGTTCTACCTCATCCAATCCCAAATAACGATATCTTTCCGAATTAATACCGGAAAATGGTCTAAGTTTTTTTCTTCCAGTTTTATAATCTGCCATAATTATGCAATGCTATTTTCAAGAATACTACAAATGAATTCCATTTGTAATGGTGCAACCAATCCACCACTCACATATGTATGAGCAATACCGACAATAGATCCGGAATTAGTGACAAAAGTCTTAGATGTACCAACATCACCAATAATAGATGTTACAGTAAAAGATTGTTGTGGTGATGGGAAAATAGTTGTTGTGATTCCAGTACTTCCAAAACATGTAAATGCTAAACCACTCATTGTAACTTGATCATCAACAATAAAGTTGTGTGGATTGAAAGTAGTAATTGTTGTAATTCCAGTATTATTATCATATAAACACCCCGTAATACTCACTATTCCCGCCTGGGAACCTTCAATTACAATAGAATCTGAAATTAAAGAAGTTCTTTCAAGTACCAATCGTCCATCAATAATCATCAAATTATCATTTGGGGGAATTTCCGTTTCCTTTAAAACTCTAATATCTCTAATATTTCCCGTTTTATTTGTTTTTCTTCTGTGAGTAAATGTAATTGTAGGATATGTAGTCAAACCAACATTAGCAACTTGTGCCAATAGGACAATCGCAGATACTCCAGTTGGTGTAGTATATACTGTTTGCTCTCCTGGAGCAACTGGAACTGCAATTGTTATAAATTTATTGACTGGTGCTACTGCCATTTTATCTTAATGCAAGAATTAGAGGTGTAACTTCTGCCTGAATTGCTTTACTGAAATCTCTTCCCGTAATTGAAGCAGTTGTTTGGTTAATTTGAATACCAGCGCCAATATTAAAATTACCTCGTTGATCTGTACTTGTATATGGTATTTGAGCACCATCCAAGGCAACGACTTCATTTGATTTTATTGGTACTCCACCACCTTGAGGAGTTGAATTATTTATGGACGTACCAGCACCAATGTATTCAAAAGAATGTCCACTGGTAAGAATACGACTGATTCTTCTAAGTTCAAATTCAGTACCGGCAGACACAAGATAAGGTACAAATTCATTGAATGTAACTGTAGTGACACCAACATTATTTCCACCAACTGTTCTGTTTAATGGAAGAGATGGAGATGTTGGATTAATTGCGAATGTTACGATTCCGACTAAAGTATTAATTGCATCTTGAACATTTGTGCAAGATAGTGGAGATGTATTAGATCCAGTACCAGAATCGGCAATCAGAGAAAGATTTTTAACTTGTGTATAAGTATTACTGGAAGGATTTTGTTTTGTAATAGTTTGGTTTGTTATGATTAACTTTGCAAGATCTCTTGCTCTCTCATACGTATAGATTGATTCATTCTGCTCACCAGCAAGAAGTACTGGATGGTCAATATAATATTTGGCCGCATCATAAGTCTTATCATTTCCACCAAATTGGAGATTGTGACATATTTTCTTCAATACTAACTTAACATCAGCAATACACTTCGAATTTCCTCCCGGAATAGTAAATGTGGGGAAGTTAGCAAGCATTCTATCAACTGCTTCCGTTGCAATAAAATCAAGATTATCCAGAATTAAATTCACTGCATCGGCATATCTTCCGTTAGCACCAACAGCAAGTGTTGATTCAGTTGCCTCCAGAACTGTATAATAAATCGATTCCATCACGGCAACTAAATCATTCGTTGGAGTACCATTAATTTTGACTCCTATATTCTGTGTTGCTAAGTAATTTCTTCCACCATTCACAACATCAACTGCAGTAATAGATCCATCATCACCTACAGTTGAAGAAACTTCTGCAATAATTCCTTCTGGTCCCAATGGAACATTTTCATTTGTATTAATATCATAAATTGCAACATCTGGTGGAGATACTTGACTATACCCAGATCCACCATTAATAACATCGATTTTTAATAATCGCTTCATTGGAGCACTAGTAATTCCAGTCTGTCCAGTATTATAATCTGCAAGATTTAATTTAAAGAATAATGCCTGACCATCATAAGGTTTTCTTATATCAATGAATTCATCACTCACATTTGTAAATACAATTGTATCAGTTTCTTCGGTTGTTGCGGTAAGAACATTTCCAGTAAATTCTGTTGCTCCGACCCCGACTGCATACAATCCATAATTACCAAATGATGAATTGGAGTTTGTAAGATCACATTGTCCACCAGAATCTACATATACCGCAATATCAGATGCAATTGTGAATAGTGAAACTAACTGCGCATATCCATTATTGGTAATTGAGACTCCAATTCCTGCCTCATTATATTGTGTAAATGAGTCGAGAACCATACATTTCAAGTTTGCTCCAATAGTAGAAGCAGTTGCATGATCACCATTGATCTTCATACCAATACTTCTAGACATGAAGTTAGTACAGTTCCGAACGTATGGACTCTTCCATCTTCCAGTTTCTCCTTCTGTTGCTGGTCCTGGAGCAATATATCCACTTATAGCATATTGTGATGGATTTATTGGGGGGAATGCAACCGCCCCTGCGCCAGTATGAGCAACGGAGATATTTGATCCTGCAAAGGATAGATTTTCAATTAGACAACCTCTTCTCACATGAAAAACATCTTTGGTTGGATTATTTGGAATAATAGTAACCAATCTTAGATCTTGACCTGATAAGCAAACATCAGTTCTAAGTCCGATGGGATTATTTTCGTAATAAACACCGGAACGAACAATAATGGTATCACCAGGTTCTGCTATGGAAGCACCTGCACCAATCGTTCTTTTTGCATCACCCTCCAACAATCCACTATTAGAATCATCACCATTAAGTGTAACCCATATGGATCTCTTTGTTTGAACGCCAGGAGGTCTCCACGAAACACCAGTACCTACAGATGCTAAACGATAATCAGTTTTTCCAATAGCAGTACTGCCATTTATGTCGATTAGTGAAGAATCAAGTTTTAATGTTCCACCAATTTTTGTATTTCCACCAACATTCAAATTACTTCCAATACCAACACCACCCTTGATTATAAGAGCACCAGTAGATTTATTTGTGGAATTAGTTGTTGAATTAAATGTTACATTACCACCAACAGATAATGATGAGGTTAATGATGTTATACCAGAAACATTCAATGAAGAATTTAGGTAAGTTGCTTGATTTACATTCAATGTATCATTGAGAGTTGTTGCTCCAGATACAATTAATTGATCATCAATGGTCGTAGTTCCACCATCAGAATTAATTCGCAAATTACCAGTGGAGGTATCAATAGTATTATCATCGGCAATACCAATTCTAATATTATCGATTGTAGCGCCACTATTGACATCAAGAAGACCAGAAATTGTAGTATTGCCAGCAATATTTAAAGAATCATCTAAAGTATCCCCAATGATAATAGTTCCATTACCACTATTAAGTATTAAACTTCCTGTAGAAGTATCAATTGTATTATTATTAGAAATGCCAATTCTAATATTATCGATTATAGCACCATCATTAACGTCAAGAAGACCTTCAATTGTAGCATTTTTAGTTACATTTAGTGTTTCACCAATGGTTACACCATAATCGACACTTAATGAATTATAAATTCTGCTAGCACCATAAACATTTAATGTACGATAAAATTCGGCAGATTGTTCTACATATAAATTTCCATCAATATTAACCGTTCCAACTACATCAAGAGTATATACTGGATCTGGATTATTGATTCCAACATTAGAATTCCTATAGATATTGGATGTTCCTGAAGCAACTTCCCAAAAATTATACAGATTAACATCTGCAATACTTGGATTGGATGTATTTGTAATTGCCTGTACTGGATCTATTGCAATTCCAGAACCATTAACATTTCTAAAGTTAAGACCTCTATATGATTGTACGCCAGCAAGAACACCTTCATTATAAACAAATATACCTTCAGTAAATGATGGTTCAAGTGCAGTCCATTTAATACCCTCATTATCTTTTGTAAGAAATCCCCCAAGTGGTCCTGGACTATTTGTAGCATCATATATTTGAGAGCTAATCTTTATATTTCCAAGAATATCTAATTTTTGTTGTGGAATAAGACTTCCAATACCAACCTTACCTGCAGCAGCATCTGCAACTAGTGTAGTTCCATCAGCACCAACAGATAATTTTTTAAGAACTGTTAAATTATTGATTCTCCCACCATCAAAATTAACGTCTCCATAAAAATTTGCAGGTCCACGGAAATTAACTGCTCCACCAAATTCTACAGGAGAATCTATGGAATTAAAGAAAACATTTTTAAAAAACGTAACGTTTTCATTAAAATATGCTTCCTGACCTGTAACTAAAATATCTGACATTTTATAGTCCTATAATTGAAGTTAATCCACCACTAAAGGTCTTCGTAATTATATCAGCACCAACAAAAGAACCAGAAAAAACTTGCTCCCCAAAACTAGTACCAGGTGGTAGTAAATTTCCATCCAGTGCATCACAATCTACTTTATTTCCTTTGATAAGAACTCTACCAGAACCAGAATCTAATGTAATATTTCTTCCCGCCTTAATATCTACATCTTCATCTGCATCAATCATAATGTTTTGAGCACGAATTCTAACTCTCCCATTCTTTTCTGCAGTGATGCAAACATCACCATTTCTACCACTAATTACAATATCTACACCGTTTGATTGACTTTTTTGTCCTGCGACAATTTCAATGGAATGATCATTGTAAATTTTATATGTCCCACCTTCACTTAATCCAGTAATACAAACATCATTATTATCAGTAACTGCATAAAAATTATAGACATCAGTACCATTCAACCCCATTGTGGGATTGTTCATATCTAATCTGAATTTTGGACCAAAACTGGTTACACTCCTATTCTGCCAGTTTTGTTTATCAAAAGGTCTTTCTGCCATTTTATGTCACACAATCGATTACTTGTTTTACTTCACCTTGGAATTCTGCAGGTTCTATATCCAATATTGGTCGCAATATAGCACCAGAACCAGTTTCAGATTCAATAGTAATTATAGGAAGATCATTGACTATAGTAGTATTATTATTAGTAGTAGTAATATCATTCCCACTGATATTTATTGGTTGAATCTTATTGATATAACCTTCAAAGACTTCAATTGAATAGTCATTACCAAATTGATCAGTTGCAGTATCAGTTTGACTATAATTTTGACCTGGATTTTGAATTAGAATATTCTTAACGATATAATTTCTAGCAACAAGTGACCCAGTTTGGGGATCATTTAAATTATTAGTTACTGATGTATTTTCATATACATCCCCAATTGGATAATTTTCACCTTCAGAAACAATATAAATTGAATCAACTTCACCAGCATCATTAATTGTTGCTCTTGCTATAGCACCATAACCTTGATTACAATTATCAGATATCTCTACAAATGGTGGGAAATCATATCCAGAACCACCATTAGTTAATTTTGCGCCTATAACACTTCCAGTTGATCCAACAATTGCTCCCATTAAAGGAATTGCAGTTGCACCAGATCCCCCACCACCAAAAATGGTAACCGTAGGAGCACCAAATGAAGTAGGTGGTCCAGTATAACATCCTCCAAGTGTATTGGGTATATTATTTACAGCACTAAACGCACCGGCAACTCCACCAACAATATTTTGTACTCCACCTAAAATACCACTACCAGATGTTATTGCACCAGCAAGATTTGCATTTTCCAAAATTTTCCCAAAATCGGGTGCTGGTACATTCGATGGTCCTTGCCCAATTACCCACTGTTCAACAATACCTTTTGCCTTACCAGTACTTTGATTACAATCAAACATCCCAACAAGACCCTTAATAGCATCAATACCTCCTCTCAAAAATCCATCAACACTAAATGAAGAGAAGAATTTAAGAAGTGTTTGAACTCCACCAATGGCAGATTGCAATCCGCTGGTTATTTTTCCAATAATATCATTAATCAGTGATCCTGCAAATTGATTGGCAGCACAACTTACAAAATTTTGAACATTGTCTACTGCCGAATTAAGAATTTTCTTAATTACACTACCTAACCCACTCACAATTGCCCCAGAAACACAAGACATTGCTTTTTGTAATATATTAACTGGTTGAACCATCACAGTTTGTGCTGCCACTCCAGCAAGATGAGCAGCGCCGGGATTTAATGTTGCGGACAAAACTTTGGCAAAAACGGATTTATAAAGTAAATCTAAACCTTTGCTTAATAACTTTGTCAGATGCTTAAATAACCCATTGGTCATATTACCAACTAATCCATTGGTAATTGCCTGAACTTTATCAACTACACGATTGATCTCATTTTTGATATTAGTAAAAATAGCAGGTGCTTTAACTTTATTCAGCAAATTGCCAACTTCTGTGGAGATTTTATTGACAACAGTATTGTTTACAGTATTTGCAAGTTGAATCTTGTCACCGATTGCACTATAATATGAGATTTCATCATCTCCAATATTTTGCGCTTGTTCTGGAGATACATGTCTCGGAGATTTCTGAGACTCAGCATTTTGCTCACTTGACTGATCAGGTTTGAGTGTTCCGTTTGGTTTTTTAACCTTATCAGTATATCCAGTAAATGGTTGAAATGGTCCTGGTTTATTGGAAGTAAGAACCTGTGAAGTTCTTCCAAAACATCCCATAATTACGGGAGTCTGTGCATTATCAGTATCTAAGAAAAATCCAAAAACAACATCACCAGGAGAGACCTTTACACTAGTCGCATTATTTCCAGCGCCTGTTCCTGAAGTTGTTGGAAGTAAGCATTGTGCCCAAGGCAAATCTTCATCTGGAAGTTCGGTAAGATCATAAGGATGATATCCCATAATACGAACCTTAAATCTATTTCCCCATCCTGCACCATTAATTTGCCCACCATGAGCAGTCTCTGGTGGAATCTGCCCAATCCACCAACGAAATCCGTCTCTTCCTAGAAAATTAGTTTTTAATGAGGATTCTTGCATTACTTGTCGTTTGTCCCATGTGCTCCGAATGTATCTCTAATCAATTTCATTGAAGTATAAGATGCATCACTATCAAAATGATGACACAATTCTTTTATCATATATAGACCACTTTGCTCCTTATCATATTCTTCCTTATCTCCTCTTGAAATTTTGGGGAAATTGCATTTAATAATATCTCCCGCTTTTAGATTCGTATTTGATCCCACAACAATGCTCATAGTTTGTGTAAACAGCATATTGTATCTCATAATTGCCTGAGATTGATATTTGAAAGGATCAGAATTCACATCAGTCGAAACATCCTTTTCCATTGTACCAATATCGAGTACCTGAGTTAAATATCTGGTTGGAATGTGTCCAAGATCAATATTAGAATCATTGGAAATTTTGGGAAGTTCAAGTTGTTGTCCAAGATTCTTTACACCACTCACATAATCATCAGTCGTGAATGTTCCTTTTTGAGGATCGGTAAATTCAAATGTTAGTGGATTATAAAACATACGATAACTTGCATAAGAACCAAGTCTCAATTTTTCAATTAAATTTTGATTCTTCTCTGTCTTATAATTTAAAATTGCAAAATCGTTATCTCTAGTCGTTCCAGATTCATTGACCTGTGTATAAGTATACGTTGGAATATCATCCGGTTTTTGTGAGATTAGACTATCAATCGATCTAAACTGAAATCCTTCTCTGGTTTGATAAAATACAAATCCTGCCGTTGCATCTCCAGAAATTTCTGCAGGAACTCCTTTTGATGCTAACCATACTAAGATTGTGAATGGTTTTCTTAGATTACCAATAAATCCATATTTGTTTTGTGTTTTATCAATTTTACCAATCTTTTCAGTCTTGAGATAGTTTTTAAGAATATCTGTTACTGATGCATCAATTGTTGAACTTGTAGGATATTTTTTTCCGACTCTTGAAGTTTCATTCGTGATTGCTTCTCTTGAAGTTAAGTGTAATAGAAATGTTTCTCTTTGAGATTCGGATACAATATCAGTAATACTTGAGACATAAAGATAATCTTTTTGATTTGTGGCAAAATCCAATCCTGGATTTTTATCAGAGTTACCTTTTATCTTTAATGAAACTCTTTCTCCACCACGAAGAGGAAGTCCATTATAAATTGATTGCCTTTCTCCATCAGGATTTCCTTCCTTATCTGGTGCTTGAATTGAATCTCCAGTATTAATTACTCTAATCTTGGCGGTAATTGTTGGTGAAAAAATATCCTCATAGTAATCAATTGACACAGTACCTTGTCTAATATCAATCGTTCTCTTTTGATCATTTGATTCTAGTATCAATTCCTCATAAATTGACTTATTAATTGCTGCCATTATGTGTACGCCAACTCTAGAAGTATTTGATTCTTAATAAGACTATTTAACGAACTTTCAGTAGGAATCATTTGTGGTTGTGATCCACCACCTACAAGAACTTGTTGAGGTTGAGGTTGTTGAGGATTATCTGCAATTATAATTTGTTGACCTTTCCTATCTTGCGCCACTGAAGGAACATTTTGTCCTGGTGGAGTTGTTGGAGAAACTTTTGCTATTTGTGGTTTTTGGTTATTAAGAAATGCTATAGGATCTACCGTATTTTCAAATCCACCATCAACTTTTTTTCTAATTTCATAATGAATAACTCCCGTACCACTTTCCCCCACTGCAACTAAATCTCCGGGTTTAATTGTTTGACCCGGTTTAACCACTATTTTTGCAGCTTCAGCAATTCTTTCATATACACCAAGTTGCTGATTGTATATGTCTGTCGCCCATCCATCGTCACCATATCTAAATTGTCCACCATATACAACTCCCCCAATTCTACTGTAAAACTTGGCATTTGGTCCACTAATATCAAAATCAACACCAGCATGTTTTCTACCCGGTCTTGAAGCACCATAATGCTGTTTTCCAGGTAAAGTGTTTGTTGGGGGTAATGGTGGTAAAGAACTTTGAGATATTCCAGATACTCCAGTTGGTTTTGTGGGAGAAGTTAAAGAAGATTGATAAACTGATTTTAAGTCTTGAGATCTTTTTGTTGGTTGTCCATAAGTATTTCCAGGAAAAGATGCCCATTCTGGAGAAAGTTTTTTAATAACTGTTTCACTAAGACCTTCCCTTTTCAATACCTCAGAAGTTACACCTCTTGCAGCAGCGAGACGAAGTGCCATCTCATCTTGAAAACTTTGATCAAATTTTCGATTCATATTCATTCCCAAAGATCGTGCCTTCGCTGTAATATCAATAATTTGATATGCACCAACAGCAGCAGAACTACCACCACCAAACTTTGATTGCGGATCGTTTAAGAATTTAGTAACTAATTTTTCAACTTCATTGGCACTTAGTTTCGTCAAATCTCCATATTTTGATTTTCCATATTTGTCTCCAAAAAACATACTATATCCAGTAGGTCCTGCAGTTCCTTCAGCAAATCTAATAGTTTTTAATAATGCTTGTTGTTCTTTAGTTCCATATCCAGACACATCACCACCACTAGTTGGTCCAGGTTGAGTATAATCAGTATTCAGTTCTGGAACTGATTCTTCTCCAGGACCTTCTCCAAGAGGTTTACTAAGCATATCGAATCCTTGCAGGAATTGATCACGCATTGTTTCAAGATTAACATTCAAATCGTCCATAGCACTTTGGACTCTTTTTGATTGATCAGTAAAATCAAATTGAGTAACATTCTGATATACACCAGAAAGAAGATTTCCAAAATTTTGAAATGTATATTTAATATTTGTCATAAAATCTGACAGTAATCCATATAAAGATTTAATTCTAGTAATCAAATCTTCAATTGCCGTCATAATTGTTGGCAAATTATAAAGTAACCAACCAATCAAAAGACTGGAGGAAAAATCCAATATTCTCTCAAGAAATCCCTTTGTACTATCACCAATAACTGATGCAGTTCTTCTCATTGCACCACCAATTCCAGACGCTTCGATTATACTTTCTTGATCTTTTCTTCGAATTGCTTCCTCTCTCATATTTGAAAGAACTTTATCTCTGGCAAAAGATTCTCTTTTTATTCGAGTTCTATTAAGAGTTACAGTTTTTATAGTATCTGAAGACTTTTTTAAATTTCCCAATCCAGCATTAAGGGAATTCATCCCCTTTGAAACATTAGTAATATTAATTCCCGGTGCTAATGTTGTTGCCATATTATAACACTACATTATAATTAATTTGTGAATATAATGTATAGAAATTATCAGTATTTGATGATGGAATAAAAGGAACATCACTAGCAGCACCAGTACTCAGTGGTTGCTGTTGTTGTGGAGTAGAAGATCCGGAAGGAGCATAAACTACATTTGGTTTTGGTTCAGGTTCTGGTCCAATATTAAATGGAACAGTTTGCATTTTTGTTGTTTGTGCTGGAGTTATTTCTGGTGTAGAAGGTTTTGAAGAAGTTTCTGCTGGAGTAGTTGTTGATGTAGTAGAAGGTTTGGATGAAGTTTCTGCCGTTTTTGGCATCTCTTTAGAAGGAACTGGTGATGTCTGATTTACTGGATCAGGTAATTTCATTTCTTTCCAATCATATCCTTTTGATGTTGCCCAATCTTTTGCTTGCTGCTTTTCTTCAGAACTCATTTTATTCCAAGCGCCTTCTATTCTTCCTCTTGCCAAAGGATTATTTTTATATTGCCATGCCTGTTCAAACTGTTTTACTTTTGCAGGATCTGGTGCTTTTGGAGTTTCTGGTACTTTTGGAGTTTCTAATGCTTTTTGGGTATCTGGTGTTTTTTGAGTTTCTGGGGCATTGATCTGCAAATTACTTGCAGGGGGTGTCATAGAAGTTGTTGGAGCAGGTTTAGCAGTTGCTGGTTTTGGTGGTTCATCTTTTTTAAGTGGAGATGATGTAAGTTTATTTTTTTTATTTTTTTGTGCTTCTTCTTTTGCAACCTTAGCAATTGCTTCTGCCTGTTTTTTCTTTTTTGGATCTTCCCCGAATAAATTACTACCAAATGCTTCTGCTATTTCATCAGCAAGAAATCCCGCACCGGCAGCCAATTTCACAAATTTTCCTGGACCAAGAAGAGTTGCTATTGCTAAAAGGGCATCAACATTTTCACCATTGAAATAATTCATTAATCCAGAAATTACAGTTACACCTTTAGAAATAGTACCTCCTATTCCTCCTCCTACTTTTGGTCCTTTAGGTCCTGTACCTTTAGGTGGTGTTGGAGTTCTACCAGGTAAAGCACCCCCCAATCCACGCATGACTGCCTGAAATGGTTTAATAATTAATCCACCAACTAAAAATTTTCCAATCTTTCCGACAAGTCCAGTAATAGTACTAATAACTTTAACTATACCAACATTGATAATAGTAAATACACCACCCGCAATTAGTAGAGTTTTAATTACAGAATCTTTAATTTCATTTAGTTTCTTCGTATTGCCATCTTGAAGTGCCTTTAAGACATTAATTCCTTGAGTGGTTAACCATCCACCAAGAAGTGTCATTACAAAACTCATCAAATTATTGAAACCAAATGATACCTTATCACCAATACGCTTTACTGGTTCTGATAAGGCACTCTGAATTTTAGTTTCTAATAAACCTTCTTGTCCTCCTCGTGCTCCAGATTCTGCTAATCTCTTTTGCTTCTCTTGTTCATAGAGATCCTTCTGCTTTTCTAATGCACTTTCACTTGCAGTGATTGTTGCAACCGATTGTAACGTATCACTAATTCCATTCAATTGAAGTCTAACACTATCTACTTGCGCCTGAAAACTTCCAATCTGAGTTAGATTAGAAAGTATTTGTGCATTAGTTTGTGATAATTGGTTTACTTGTTTCTGCAGGGATGCTACTGCAGAAGTATTTGCGTTTATTGCAGATTCCGTTTGTGGATCAACTTTATTTCCACCACCAAAAATACTTCCCGATACGGTACTCTGATTAATACCTGCAAGAGAATTAGAAAGTGGCGATGCTATAACAGCCATTAGGATTGTTGATTCTTGAGATTTTCTTCTTCAGTCAAGAATATTTATGTTCATAAATAGAAATACCTGTTGAACCGCATTCGCAGGGGGGGAGTGAAAATCTCCCCTTTTTAATATAAATAATATTGCGGTTCAATAGAGTAGAAATGTATTATACTTACGCATATTTGCGGGAAGATAGAACTCCCTACTACATAGGTAAAGGAAAAGATAATAGGGCATATGAAAAAAGAAGGAAAGGTATAAAACCACCAAATGATAAATTAAGAATAATACTATTAAAACAAAATCTTACTGAAGAAGAAGCATTTAGACACGAAATCTATATGATTTCTGTGTTTGGTAGAAAAGATTTGGGAACAGGTATTTTACACAATATGACTGATGGTGGAGATGGATGTAGTGGTGCTATTCGTTCATTAGAATTCAAGGAAAATTTAAGAAATTTAAATAAAAATAAAGTTCTTTCAGAAGAACACAAAAGAAAAATAGGTGATGCACAAAAGGGAGACAAAAATCATAATTATGGTAAGTCCTCCTCACCAGAAACTAGAGAAAAGATGAGTAAATCAAGAAGAGGTGAAAAGCACCATTCATCTAACTGGTGGAAACTTACCTACACAACTGGAAATACAATTACGATATGTGGATTATCCATTTGGGCAAAGGAAAACGGTTATAATGTTGGTAATATTCATAGTATTTACATGGGAAATAGAAAAAAACATAAAGATATCATAAAAGTTGAAAAATTAAAATAAAACGGAGATAATATTTTAACTTGACTGCTGATTTTTAAGATTTTCTTCTTCAATGTACTGTTGCAATAATGTAATATAAACTTCCTTTTCCCAAGGAATCATATCATTAATTTCTGTTAATGACCATTTATGGTGTTGCATCAAGGAAAAATTAGTTCTAAAGTATGACGCAAGATCATTGTGCGCCATACTTACACGAAAAAAGATGGAAGTCCCTCCAATACGACTTCACTTTCGACACCAGTATTAGGATTTTTAATTTGAATAAGATGAGAAAGTTTTGGCATCGTTTCAAAAAACTTCTCAATTTCCTTAAATTGCTTGGAACTTAATTGCTCAACAAATTCGGAAAGTTCTTTTTTAGAGCATTCACTTCCAACCCATGACTCTTCTTCAGAATACACTTGGTCAATACAAGCACAAATCAAGTCAAAAGATTCATTAACACCAATTCCCTCTCCACTATTAAAATTGTTCTTAATGAATTCTGCCATAGAAGGATATTTCATTCTCATAGTCAAAGTATCATCCAACTTAATATCTCTCGAATGTCCTTCCTGATCTTGTACCATAATCTCATCCAAATTAATGCTGACAGGAACTTTTGTCACACCATCATCTGGACAAGTAATTAGTACATCAACAGTCTCACCAACTGACTTGCCACGAATATTAAGGAACAAATATTCAATGTCAAATGTGGCAAGATCATCAATCTTAATTCCTTTACTTAAAATACAGTTAGAAATTACTGTCTTAACTGCATTTGCAATTTGCTTACTATCCTCACTCTCCATTGCAATGATGAGGATCTTTTCTTCTTTAACTAAAAATGGCCTATATCTAATCTTTTTCTTTAATGATGGAATTTCCAACTCATAAATTGGAGTCGCAATCTTTGGTAAAGGCATAATAACCTATAGAATTCAGGTGCTTTTATTTATGTTACAGTAAACCATCCACTAACGTTTTTAGATGTTGATGAATTGGAACGATTAGATGAACTTCTACCAGCATTGGCAGTATTGATGTCATTAACATTATTAATAGGTCCACCAATTCCTCTAGGTCTTGGATCATCCAATCTTCCAGTACCCTGATTAAGATTTCTCCACATTAATTCATCTCTTCCAGTTGCAAGTCTACCATTATTATTGGATGCATCTGCATAATTCGATGCTGTTATATTTTGAGGTTTCTTATTATTATCTCTTAGGTAACTTACATCCAAACTTCTAATAGAACCGCAAACATATCTTTCATAACTAAATGATGCGGTTACGGTCAATACTTGAGAATCATTGTATGCTATCGTTGGAGAATACATTGATGTTGGAAATAATCCGACAAAATTATATTCAATCTCATTATTATAATCACGGTCAAACTTCAAAATTCTAGTTGCATCTGTCTTATAATCTGCAGGATACTTCATCCTGAAAAAATATCCCTTATCGATAGAAATTGATCTAGATCCGCTAGCAATAAATTCTATCCAATGTTCTAAAAATTTAATCATTTTATATTCTTTATCAACATAAAATGTTAAATCAATTGGAGTAAATATTCTAGTATGAGCCATCTTCTCAGTGACACCCGTAACATCACCAACAATATCAGCAGTTCCAAGAGAACTACCTGGCAATGATGCAGAAGAGCACAACAATCCAGCATCTTCAACAACAAATCTCCAATCAACACCTCTCAAAGATAAGTGAGTTTGAAGAGGGGGTTGCAATCCCCCAAAAATTACTTGATAATGACTGGTTTGTGCCAGATTACCAAAAAGTGGTTTAATTTCTGATATTCTGCGAGGACGTGCTATGGACACTCTAAATACTGTTAAGGTCTTATGTACTGTATGTATGTCATATAAGGGAAAATATCAACCAACTAATCCCCAGAAGTACCGAGGAGATCATAGTAACATTATTTATAGGTCTTTGTGGGAACGCAAGTTTATGAAGTATTGTGATCTTAATGAAAATATTCTTGAATGGGGAAGTGAAGAAATTGCATTGCCATATAGATCTCCCATCGATAATAAGATTCATAGATATTTTCCAGATTTTTATATTAAAGTAAGGGAAAGTAGTGGTGAAATTAAAAAATGTATCATAGAAATTAAACCCAAAAAACAAACAGTAGAACCAATTCCACAAAAAAGAAAGACAAAAGGATATATTTACGAAGTGGTTGAGTATGCAAAGAATCAGGCAAAGTGGAAGGTAGCAAAAGAATGGTGTGCTGATAGAGGATATGAGTTTAAAATTCTCACAGAAGATCACTTAGGTATCAAATAATGGCACTCACAGGATACGAAAAATCATTAGAACAATATACTAAAAATGAATTAGTTGATATTGCAAAAGAATATACCATATATTATAAGACAGATTCTGGGCAAGGATCTACTGGAAATTATGACAAATTAACAAAAGAAAAATTAATCTCGATCATAAAATCTGATAGAGATTATCAAAACTCTGCTCCGCCAACTAAAAAATTAAGCAGAGTTGAAATGATGATGCAAAGAATTTCGCAAGGAATTGATACCGCAGATGAAATTATGGCAGTTATTCGGGAAGTTTTTGATGATACTGAAAAATATCCAAGACCAGGAAATATATACACATTTGTTTATACAGCAAAAACACCAGGAATTCGATATGATCAACATCCATTATTAATGGTTGAATCAATTAGTTTATCAGGATTCAAAGGATATAATGTTCATTGGCCCGATCATAGAAATTATGTTTGGGAAGGAGTTGAAAGTTCATTTCATAGAGTTCAAAGAGGTGAAGAATTTGATTATCTTCATGATGTACCATATATGAAAAAGATGTCAACATAGTCTAAATAGTTAGAAAATCTAAATGGCGGAAACTCTCAGATATCCACTAAAAAAAATAAATGCTTCGGATGATTATCTGCAGATTCTTGTCGTCAAGTATGCCCCTCCAGGTGTAAGTACAAATCCATCAAATCTTATTCAAAGAACTTCCACTGAGGCATTAGGTCCAAGTTTGAATTTAAAGAATTCATTGTATCAGATTCTTCTTCCCATGCCACAAGGAATTAGTGATAGTAATATGGTTGATTGGGGTGATGATAGTTTAAATCCATTAGCTGCGGGACTAGTTGGTGGGGCACAGCAGGCTATAGCAGGAGATCCTGAAAAAGGATTTAAAGATATTACATCAGCAATAAAAAATGTTGCCACAAGCGGAAATGGACAAGATTTAGTTACCAGTTATTTTGCAGCAAAGGCAGCCAATTCCCTTAATGCGAATGTAAGTGCAGAAGGTCTTCTTTCCAGATCAGAAGGTAAAGTTCTTAATCCAAATATGGAACTCCTATTCAAAGGAGTTACGTTGAGATCATTTAATTTTTCATTTAATCTTGCACCAAGAGATGAAACAGAAGCAGGATCTGTTAAGAATATTATAAGAGCATTTAAAAAATCAATGGCCGCCAGAACCTCAAGTGGTGCTGGTGCTGGATTGTTTATTGATTCTCCAAATGTATTTCAACTAGAATATAAAAGTGGGAATAAAAAACATCCATTCTTACATTCATTTAAACCATGTGCATTGACAAATATGGCAGTTGACTATACTGCATCTGGTGCTTATGCAACTTATGAAGATGCAACACCTGTTCATATGAAACTTACACTATCATTTCAAGAATTGAATCCAGTTTACTTTAGTGATTATGATGATTCGAATGATATTGGAGTAGGATACTAATGGGATACTTTAGAGAACTACCAGACTTAGAATATCAATCACCTTTTTCAGACAGAAATTCTTCTGATTCATATGTTCGTGCTAAGAATTTATTTCGTAGAATCAAACTTCGTGATGACTTACAAAATGTTTTTACACTCTTTAACAAGTACCAAATTCCTGATGGTGCTCGTCCAGACACTGTTGCAGAAGAATTTTATGGTAGAGCAGATTTAGATTGGGTTGTGATTCTAACTGCAGGAATTGTAAACGTAAGAAACGAATGGCCGCTATCCGACAGAGATGTTTATGATTATACCGAAGACATTTATGGAGAAAACTTAAACTCAATTCACCATTATGAGACTAGAGAAGTTAAAGATTCACAAGGTCGTTTGATTCTTCCTGCTGGTAATGTTGTCGATTCAAATTTTACAATTCAAAATCCTAATGATTATAGAGCAACATTAAATCCTGTTGTTGGTATCAGTAATTATGAATACGAAGTTCTTAAAAATAATAAGAAAAGATCAATTTATATTTTAAAGAAAGGTTATCTTCAACAATATCTAAACGATATGAGAAGAATTATGTATTATGATAAGTCTTCACAATATGTTGACAAGACTCTAATTCGTACCGAGAACACTAGAGTCACAATGCCATAAAAAAGGGGAGGTTTCCCTCCCCGCTCTTATCACTCGGCAAGTTTTGCAAAGTAACTCAGAGTATCATCGTCCTCATCCTCATCATAAGAAGAAGACTTAGTGGGAGCAAGATTCTTCAGTTCTGTACGAAGATCTTCATCGAGTTCACGAACCGAACCACGAGAAGTTGATTCCTCATCGGCAACTTCGGGATCTTGACGACGAGCACCCTTGTTACCAAGCACATAATCAAGACGCTTCTTCAGTTCATCATAAGACTTGAACTGATCAGGTGCAACAAGTTCTGCAAGAGAATACTGCTTCTTCCACACTGCTTCCATCGCATCATCATCGTCGAGCATAGCACCTTGTGCGGCAAACTCACTGGAATCATAGTTGCGATAACCGGCAACGTTCTTTGCCTTCAGTTTGAAGTTAGCACCCTGCCAGAAGTCAAAAGGATCGATAGGAGTCTCATCCTCAAACTCAGGTTGCATTGCGGCAGTGATCTTATCAAAGATTTTCTTACCAAACTTATAAAGGAATACTTTACCTTCATTATCAGGATTGGCAGGATCTTTGACCACATAGATGTTGCTTACATAAGTCAGTTTACGCTTCTGCTTACGGGCAATTTCCTTACCAGCATCTGTACCATTGTTCCACAGTTCAGAATTCATTTCCGAAACTGGATCTTTTTGGTTCAGAGTGGTGAGAGAGTTTTCAATGTACCAACCACCAGAACCTTGGAAGGCATGAGAATACAACTTAACAAACGGCAGATCTTCGCCGTTAGGAGCAGGAAGGAAACGAATGACGGCATAACCGTTGCCGCTCTTATCGCATTCAAGTTTCCATACACGATCATCACCAGATGATGTGGTATTATTCATTTTTTCGACTTCCTTGACCAGTTTTGCGGTCAGGGAACCAAGTTTGGATTGTTTCTTAAGATCAGAAAAAGACATTTGGATTCGTTGTGTAAATTGGGTGTTTTGGATTTACTTGGATATTATAACAAAAATGATCTCACTTGTCAATAAATTGTTTGAGAGATTCAATTGTTTTAGTCATACTATTGAACAGTACGTTCATATCTGTGTCTGGTGGGAATCCCATCAGAGCCACAGATTTGCGTAGATTCTCTTTCATCTCAACTGCTTGTGAGTCATCAGAAAGAGAAAGTCTTGTGTACATGATGCGTTGCTTTTCTAACAACAAAGACAGTTTATCAATATGTTCCAGTTTATCTTCACGAGTCATAGAACCAAAAGACAGGATACTCCCGTAAATGAACTTTTGAAGTTCATTAATTTCTTCAAGTTCATCTTGAATCAACTCAGAGTCAAAGAATTTACTCATTTACTATTTCCCGTAGAAGTTTTTTGTACTGAAACTTATCAATATTTAGAAATGGTTTGTACTTCTTAATTTTTAAACTTACTGTTTCCCATACAGGATCCAGAAGTTTTTTATCAAACACATCACCAAACATGAATATTATATCATAAATCACCAGAGTTTCAATACCAATCTTCCCACTCAGGAATTTTTTTAGAATTGGTGGATGACCTTTCGAACAGTTGAAAGCATCTTCTAATTTTATCTCCGAGAACAATTCTTCCGATTGTTCTTTGAACAAGTAGGTCAAACTCTGCCGTCGTTTCATCCACTCGACGTATGTTCTTTCTCCAGAATTTATAATTTCTCCGATCCATAAGTTTTGGGGATTATCTGTGGAAACAAAATTTGATACAAGAAAATCTACAATTTCCTTATCAGAGTACTTTCTTGAACTTTTTTCAAACCAATACTTATCCTTACGTTTGTTGAAGGAAGTCAGAGTTGCTCTAGACTTCCCACCATATTTAAAGAAATCGTATTTTGGATTTGTAAAATGACTTTTGAGAGAAAGATAATGTTGATAACACTCAAAAGGACTCATAGGGGAAGTTTTGCCCTCGACGTTTTTTTCATAAAATTAAGATTGATAGCATCATACTTCAATCTTTCTTTGAGGGGTTTTGATACTAGTTTCGTAATAGAATCTACCTCGATCTTATTAATCTCACAATAATGAACAATAGCATCAATGTAATTCATATTCTCATCCACAACAATCTTCTCTATCTCTAGAGAAAACTTGGAAGGAGTTAGAAACTTATCCTCTATTGCCTGTTCTAATTCTTTATTTGGTTCCATAGAGTTCCAATTTATCTCTAACAAATGTTCTAATATATTCGGAGAGCAATTTGATGTACTTTCCTTTGTCGTATTCTTCATAAACTACACATTCTCCATTTTCACAAGCCATAATAATGACTAATTTCTTTACCATTATACCAGTAATTTCGTATAACATACAACCATATGCCATACACTGAACAAAATAATGTTCAATCCACTCTCGTGGTTTTGGTTTTTTAGAAGTCTTAAAGTCGATAATTGCCAATTCTCCATTGTATTCTGCAATACAATCGACTGTTCCCGCAATACCTAATTGCTTACTATATAGGGAACCTTCAAGAGCGTGAATATTATTTATACGATTGAGTTCCGCTTTAGCAATCTTAAAAAGAAAATCCGGCAACGGCGGAACAGACGGTAAATCTTGATTTTTAAGATAGTTCTCCGTAAGAGAATGCATATCCGTACCACGAGCAGTAGCTGCCTTAGTAATCTTCTCCGCCTCCTCATCACCAATCCTTTTGCGCCATTTAACAAAGATTTCTTTATTGAAATGACTGGTCACCGAAGTAATCGAGACCAGTCGGAGAAGTTCTTCTTCATCAGGAACTTTATAATATCGAATACCATCTATAGTCTCCCGATCAAGTTTCGGGAGAATCAAATCAACATGATTGAACATCAAAAACCTGCTTCTATTTTTGCAAGGATGTATTCTTTGACAAGTCCAGAGCGGACAATATCATCAACACCAAACTCTATTATATCAATAGATGGCATTTTACGCAAGATGCTCATAAAATCAACAATTCCATTACGCTCATTAGATTTCTGCAAATCCGACTGAGTAGCATCTCCACAAAACATAATCTTAGAGTTCTCACCAACACGAGTAATGATCGAGTCCAGTTCATGTGATGTACAATTTTGAAATTCATCTACGATCACAATTGCGTTATCAAGAGTAGTACCTCTTAAGAATGATGTGCTCCAGAACTTAATTGTTTCCTGAGATTTGAGATTACCATAGAGCATCTCGAACTCAGCATCAGAAGGCATCTGGAACATATACTTCACCATATTCTTATAAGGAATTTGGTAGATGTCCGACTTATCCTCATAAGAACCAGGAAGGAATCCAATCTCTCTGGTGGCAACTAAAGAACGAACCAGATAGATTTTCTCATAAGGAGTTCTTTCATCAAGAACTTCACGAAGAGCATTATAAAGAGTAATGAATGTTTTACCGGTTCCTGCACATCCGTAGGCAACTACATGTTTACCTTCGGCATATGCATCAAAAAGTTTTCTTTGATTGTCTGTTAAGGGTTCAATATCTAAAAGATATTCATTTCCCAGTGCTTTTTTTCTTTTTGGTTGGCGGCCAGCAAGATCTGGACCGGTTTGTTGTTCATTTGCTCTTTTTCTTCTTGCCATATTAGTAGTTTAGATTTTTTTGACTTTTGATTTGGGAGCTTTGCTTGCATTGCCTAGAACTTCGTTCCATCCTGGATGTTTGGAAACCAACTTATTACGCCAATCTCCAACTTCTCCCGGAGTCGCACATCCTTGCGACCAATCTCTTTGCCATTCGGGATTGTCCTGATACCACTGAGTGATGTCATGAACACTCATTTCAATCACTTTAGTCTCGCCAGTTTCTTTATGAATAATCGGATAAATTGCCAAAATTAAATCTCCATTTTATATGACTTTATTTAGATGCTCCACTCATCAGAACCACCAAGTGCTTCATAGCAAGTAGGAAATTGTTCTCCAAATACTGCTTTACAGGATTTGGCAATATCCATATGTTCTTTCTGAGTTCCCGATTTTTCTCTGAGAGCAATGTAGGTTATCCACGACCTGCAAGAACCCGTCATATAAATCCGTGTGGGAACTGCCAGTGGCAATACAAACCTTGCACATTCCTTTGCCACATCTGCCTCTAAGAGTTCCTTGTAGAGGTTCTGAGCAGCATCAAAGTGATCTTGGATCTTGGAGTAGAGTTCAATCTTAAGATCCACTGGAAGGTCATCTGTGGAGTTCTGACGGTTCTTTGTGTCTTGCCTACGAAGTTCTGGTAGAGGAATATCCTCAGCAATCAAATTCGTGTCAGCATAGCGTTGACTGAACTCTTGAAATGTGAAACTACGGTGACGCAGAATCTGTGCCGCAATACCACGAGTGGTCTCAATCTCCAGAGTCATAGAAGACTGCTCAAACACAGACCAATGATTATGCTTAATGCAATAAGCAAGCAACTTGGAATAGTTTTGGTTGTCCTGATTCGCAGGATTAGAAACTCTCGCAATAAATGCCATTGTTTTTTCTGCATCTGGTGTAATACTAATCAATTTTACAGTCATTTTTTTCCAAATCCTTTTGAGTATTTTGCTTCGATTTGTGCAAGTTCTTCTTTTACAACTCGCAATTGTCCTTTCATTTCTTTAATTTTCTCACCAGAATATAAATGATCCTGCTTTGTAAGTTTCTCAAGCAACTTCACTAATTGTTTTGCTTTTTTAGTCATCGTCATCCTCAAAGATTTCGTCATAATCCGCTTCTCTTGGTTTAATATCATCATATCGATATGACGATACATCAGAATAAATTTCTGCCTTCAAAGAATCAACAAGAAGTTCCATATTTCGAACAATCAATTTTAGTTTGTCTTTGTTCATGGGTTAAAAATGTTTCAGTTTATTTTAGCACAAAAAAAGGAGGGAATCAATCCCTCCAGATAATCAGCGCATTGCCATTGCTAGTTTTGCTTGGTGTTTGCGTTGTTCTTTTTCTTTTTGTTTTTTGATTAAAATAAGTTGCCAGTTGTTTTTCATAAGAGATGCTCCTTTACTTTGTGGGTATTGGTGCGTTGCTTCCCGTATTGGTACTTCCACTGGTTTCCCAGTCAACGATTGCAATTTTATTTGCCGGGAAGCATCTTGACTCCTAATGCCTTATTGCGAGCAGTATCAGATTGACGTGCCTGATTAAGTTTCTTAGCGGCATTCGCAGCATCAGATTGCTTATAAGCACCAGCAAATAAAGATCTACCAATTCTTTCTAATGGATTGGAGGATGTCTGCGCCAGACTCTTAGTATCTGATCTCTTATAAACTGCCTTACCATCTTTATATGCAAGATTACCAACTTCTTGTTTGCCAGTTTTAGGATTAGTAACAACAGAAGTCTTACCTAACTGAGCAGTTTTTCCTCCACTCGTAATGGTATTCTTTTTGGTATCGAAAGTAGTCTTACCACCAATACCTTTGATTGCTCCACCCGCCTGACCTTGACGATTAGCAGTTGCAATTGCTCTTCTTTCTTTTGCATTTGCACCAGCAGCAACATCAAATGCCTTTGATGCTGCCATAGATCCACCTACAGCACCACCAACTGTTCCAACTGGACCAGCAACGCTTCCTCCTGCACCACCAAGAGCACCACCAGCGGCAACCACAGCACCTTTTGCCAATGATCTTGCCCATCCAGATCCTTTTGATCTTTCATCAGCAACATCAAGTGCGGCAGAAGCAGGTCCGATAAGTTTTCCAGCACCCCTAAGAATACCTTTTCCTACAGATTTTGTTGCTGTTTTGGCGGCCGCCTTTTCTGCTTCCTTCGCAGCAGAAGAGGCACCTGAAGGAAGTGCTTTTGGTTTACTACCAGAAGGTAATTTGCCCTTAGGTTCATTAAGAACTTTCACATCTACTGGTTTAACTGATGTATCCACAACTGATGATGAAGATTTATTTGCAAGATTACCAGATTTTGGTATTGTTGCTAATGCATTAGAAGATTTTGATGTAGTTGCCAATGCACCAGATTTTGGTGTTGTTGTTAATGCACTAGAAGATTTTGGTCGTAATGCCAATGCACCACCTTTTCCAGTTTCACCCCTAACATCAGATCCAGGTACTTTAGTTGTTTTTGGTTCTGGAATCTCCATTTGTCCAGGAGATGTTCTTGGCCCTTCAGGAGATCCGGCAGGTAATCTTCTGGATGCTGGTGTTGGTGTAGGATCAGTTCCAGTAAATGGAATTCTTTTAGGATTTCTAAAATTCTGAGCAGTTCCCCTATTTGTAAGTAATCTACCTTGCACCTCCTCTTCACTCAAATAGCATTCATTTAAAAACTGATTAAACGATTTCATTTTTTTCGTCTTTTTAGTTATTTATAAAATTGCCCATAAACAAAAAAGTACCGGAAAGATCTTCCAGTACCTTTAAAATCACTTTCTCTTCTTAGGTTGAGGTGGTTTATATCCCCAAAGTCTAGGATTTACACTACCCTCAGTCCACTCAATAGATTTAAGACAATCACCGAATTTATCATAGTACATATCAAAAATACCAACTTTCTTACTCGTTTTGATGATGTCATGAAATACATTACCATCAATTTCATAAGTAACTAGATGAGAATCAAGAGGTAGTTGTTTATTCTTTGCATCCTGTCTTGTACACCGTTCTTGTAGAATTTCACACCCATAACGAGACCTAGAGATTTCTCTTTCTTGATTAGACCAGACTTCAGGTTTATTCTCTTTACTAGATGTTTTTTCCTTTTCTTCCGCCATTGTATTAGTTTTGGTTATATTTTCCAAATTTATTCCTCATGATTAAAAATTAAATTTATCCTCGATTACCCCATTGGATATCCGGATATGCTTCAGAAACAATTTCTTTTGTAATCTTATATTTTGTTGCAAGTTTCTTATCCTTCACAAGACACAGAATTTCTGCTTCTAGAGGATGAAGACCTTGAAGAATGTTGATAAACATACTTTCTCTACGAAGAGAACTCAGTCCATCATTACCACCTTTGATAAAATTATAAAACTTCTGATATTCTTTACGAATTGAAGATCTTCCCTGATCTTGAGAACCTAATGAATTAGAACCAAGTTCACTCATCTTATCAACGGCATCATTAATCTTTTCAGAGAGTGTACCACTGAAAGAATTTTGCTCACTTGTTGCTGCATAAGGAACTTCACCTTCTGGAAGAACAGAAGTAATACTTTCATCAAAATTCCAAATAAAAATTGCCTTCAAAGAAGGGTCTTCATATCTTTTCAGTAGTTCTACCTTTTTTGCATTTGAACGTTGTTTAGATACAAGATTCAAAACTTCAAAAGAAAAAGGATTTGAAGGAAGATCTTCAGGTACTGTTTCTACCTTTTTGGTCGTTGCTTTAGTTTTTGTTACGGTCATGTCAAAAAATTTTTATTAATTGTACAATTTATTCCTCATCATCCTCATCATCGTATCCAAAATCACTTTCAAAACGAAATGCAATGACTTCATCAGGAATCAGATTTCCCTGCGAATCAAACATTTCTGGATGTGGCATTGGAACTTCACGATAGTTCATCATATATTCTCTTGCTACCCAACCACCGATGAGGCCCACTATTAGAAACAAAACGGTTAGAAATGAACCTAGGACTAGACTAACTGCTAACATTTTTTTTCTCCGGGAATTTAGTGCGTTTCCTTGACTCAAAAGAAAATTGAAAATGAATGATGATTTCTCGATTCAGAAAACAAATCATCTTCTCAAAAATAATATGAAATGGATAGGTCTTTTTTCTCTTTCCTCCCGTGAGAATGAGTTCGACTCCACGATTTATACCGTGGTTCTCAGAGTTATTTATGTTCCTATTAGACAACTTGCTTCTCTTTCAAAAACTTAACAGTATCAGTGCATCCACCAAGTTTTTGATCATCACAAAGAACCTGTGGGAAAGTAGAACCTTCACCAAACTCAGAATAGAACTCTTCTTTGGTAAAGTCTTCTCCCAAAGTATACATTACAAAGTTATTTCCTGTCAACTCTAGAACTTGTTTGACTTTATAACAATGTGGGCAATCTTGTTTCGAATAAACTGTGAAATTCATAATTGTTTAATATCTAAAGTAATTTATATAAGAAAAAAGAGGAGATTTCTCCCCTCTCGTTATACCACCAACCGACCTTTCCCACCACAGAAAGGATCTTCATTCCCAAAGATACAAGGATTTTGAAGACCTTGATATTATAAGGGATTTTGAATCAAATGTCAAGTATTCTCTTTTTACTCACCAAAACCCATGCATCAACAGTTACATTATTAGATATTTCCATAGTAGTAGAGCATAAGTTTACAATTTTCATGTGTGGTTCTATAAATGAAATCATTTCAGAACAAGTCCTTCTTGGTGGACCACAATATACTTCTTTACCATCATACGATCCAATAATACTTAACCATAACCCACTTGGTGATATGATTCTACTTACCTCATAAGCAAATTTTTCAATGTCACCGTAATTCATTCCATGAATACATCCCCGATCAAAAACAAGATCATAATAATTGTCGGATAATGTATTATTTTCCAAAAAATTCATTACATCAAAATCAACTTGAAGATTTTTATTCTTCAAATTACTTTTAGCAGTATCAATTGCTCTTTCAGATATATCAATCCCAGTAACTTTAATACCTTGACTAGCCATCCATAAGGAATTAGTACCAAGACCACATCCAATATCAATTGCAGTTTTAAATTTTATGTTATTGGAAGAAAAAAATGATACCAAATTTTTATCGGGAATATATGTTTCCCATGGTAGATTATCGATATCATTATTATTCCAGTATTCTATCCAGTTCATTTTAATCCAAAGAATTTATATTAAAAGATATACTTATTCTTTCACTATCGGAAGAATTGCTTCGCACACCATGATCCAACCAACTGGGAAATAATATTATCATTCCGGTAACTGGTGTAATTTCATAATCTTGACTGGAATAATCGGATGAAGATCTACTGAATATATTAGAGATCTCCATATATTTTGTTGGAGTTCTAAAATACAAATTCCCATCCTTTCCACTAGTTTTATAATAATAAATTCCAGAAATATCACAACTCTGATGATGATGAGTTTGTGTATAATTTCCCCTATCTGAAAATGTTACCCAAGAATTTTTTATATTAAGATTAATAGGGCCTTTTATGCCAATATTGGAAAAATACTGATTTACATTTTCTGATATTTTCTGTACTAATTCCGAACAACTATATTCATTTAAAAATTTAGAAGTTGTTATGTTACCATAAACTTTTGTATTTAATGGATCATGTTCGGAATGAAAATAATTTGAGCTTACAATATCATTATTAGATTTTACAAGATCAATTGCATCTTTAATTTCTTTCTGAATTGTATCTAGGTCCGTATATTCAAATATATTTGAATATATTGGAGTTGAAAATAAATTCCAAATGGTCATTTTCAGAATCCATGAACACAAACATTTTTAGTAAATTCCGTCATTGGCATTCCAGTCATTCCAGAATGAATTGCTCGAAAATCTTGATAACAAAATACTCCAATATTTAAGAAATTATTTGTCCTATACTTACTTGCATAATTGTAGGCATAAGATAAAGATTCTTCAGAAAGTCTTGGATGAATATTCATAAAGTCTTTTGCTCTGGCATGAACATCTTGCCAGAAGATACTATCAAACTTTGAACCATAAGAATAATGAAATGCCAATGAAATTTGATAATCAAATAATTCTTGATAGTAAAGTTGATTTGCATATTCAAAACTTTCTAGCGTTCTATCTTCCAAAAACTTACAAATATGTTGAGCATATCTAACATAATAAAATAATGATAGTGCTTGCAATGGTTCCAGGAACATCAGACGATTGCCATTATTTGCAGCATACTTATTTGCAATCATCTTCTTGGCATATTTTGGTGTCCAATCGATGGTTTTACAATCTTCTTTTCCAAGAAGTTTTTGTACTTCTTCTTTATTATGGAATTTCTTATTAAATAGATACCCACATTTAGTTAGATTTCTGTCTGGAAATGGAAGACCGAATTGCCAACCATGCTCTGTGGCACGATGCAAAGTATATGTAGGATCATCTACTTCATTCTCAGTATAAAGAATGGCACTATTCACAGTTTCAAAAAGTGGTTTCACATAATCATTATCATTAGACCATCCACTACAAGAAATGATGAAATCGTATTCGTGTCCATTGATATAAACCTTATCGTTTTCAATACGATATTCTGAAATTTTCTTTGGATGATACTTAACACCAACTTCTTCTAGTTTTTGATGAATGAATCCATTAAAGATTGAACTTTCAAACTGAAAAGCATCTGAGTTATTGTTGAAATGATGCCTAAAATAATCAGATTTACCATAACCCCAATTAATAAATTTAATTCCATTTTTAAAAGAGACAATACCATTATCTCTTAGATCACCAATACAAATATCTAAAATACTTGTAAGTAATTCACCAATATGAGGTGTTGTAGATTCTCCAACATTCAGTGCTGGTTTATCTGGATCATAATGAATTTCAACTTGGTGACCATTTTGAATGCAAACTAATGCACTAATAATGGCACTTGTTCCTTTTCCAATAATTGCAATTTTCATTCAGTAATAAGTCTCCATTCCAAATTTAGGCTTTCCATATAATCTACAAGATCTTGTCCATTAATGGAACAAATATCTACGGCCGTATCAAAAACAAAATCTGCCTCATAGAGATTTTCTTCTCCATCAACCTCACGAATAGCAGTTAGATATCCTTGAATGTTTCTAATTTGAAACTTTCTAATTTCTTTAATCATTGGTTTTCTCCTATAAATTAATTTCCTCGGTCATAAGCATATTGGACACAATGACCATTTCTTCTTACATAATGAAAGAATACTTGATGATAATAACTATCTTTATTTCCTTTCATCGGTTCCCTCCAATGTGGAAGAATACATCCCTTATAGAGTGCTCCATCTCCTGGTTTCATAGTACATGAAAGAGGTGGTTCTCCATCAGGGCGCTCAAACATAATTGGCCACTCATAATCTAAATTTTGACTTATATTTACAGTAATACTGATCTCACAAGAAGGTCTATCAGTATGCTTTGTAAGTTCATGACCTTTAAAATAAAATCGATCATAATAATAGGTGGGATACAATCGTTCACCAATCGTATCCTCAATCACTTGCATAATTTCATAGTGTGCTTCTTTGAATTTGGGATGATTATATCGTGCCAAACTACCAGAAACTTGTGCCTCATTTGGTTCTACAGAAACTCTTCCAGGACCATCATAACGATACATTCCTCTTTCCCAAGGAACATCCTCATAAAGTTGAGATGCATCAATGAGATTTGGCATCTCAATTACAGACCATTCTACTTTATTACTCATTTCCACCTAGGACCTACCACCCAACCAATTAGTGATTTGCGATGACCAGAAATAACTTTCTTCACACGATGTTGAGTTCTACTATCAAATACGATTACAGTTCCTCTGGTCTTTGGAACAAAGTAGGATCTTCCATCACCATTCATCAACTGAACTTCACCACCCTCATAATCATCAGGGTCTGAAAGTTGTAGAATAAATGAGAGTTTTCGAATTTGTTCAGAATTCGTAATTACAAAATTTTCTTGTTTATTTTCTGTGGGTTTGTAAGAAACTTCAATACTTGCATCATTGTGCCAACCATAATATTCACCTTTCTCATAAGAAGTATATTGCATTGCTTCCCCATCAAACCCAGTAACATCATACAAAAAGTTTTCACGATTTGCACGAAGAACATAATGATAACAAAGTCCTGTTGCCCAATGACTTGAGGGCAACCAGGAAGTTCTACTATCCCTTTTATCTAAGGTAAGTCCACCAAATGTTGTCGCCTGTTGGAAATTACCATCGAGTTGATTTAAATCTTTTTCAATCAACTCAACAATTTCTTTTGGCATTATAGTGGAATACCAAACTGATGTACCTGCCATATAAAAATAATAATATTTTCAATAATTATATAGGATTATAACTCATATGTCAAGTTGTGGGTTTTGGTACGGGTGATTCCCATTCACAAGTTTCTTCATTCAAAATCCAAGAAGGATAAGGTTTTGGTGCAATAAATGCAGTTAATGTTTCATCATAAGTCCCACCAATTCCTGGTTGATTTTTGATTTCATCAGTATTTTCAATATAAATTGTATCGCCATAAGGTTTCGTATCCATAAACTCACGACTTGCAGAAATCGTGTTCAGGACAGATCCATCTTCTCCAATGTGTACAAATAATCTTGGAAGTTGATACTCATAAATTGCTTGTGATTCTTCTTGTTGTTGCCTCTCAAGTTCTTGTTGTTGTTCTAGTTCATACTGAACAATTTCTTCTTGTGTTTTCCAAGAAGTTGTAAGTTCGTGCCAAAGGTATTCTGGCGTTTGTTCTGTGTTTTCCATAGTTTTTTAACCTATATATCTAATAATTACACAACCCGGATTTCCGGCAGCTCCTGGCGTTGATGTAGCAGTACTACCACCTAAACCAAACATTGTTGGGAAAGAAGTTGGATGGAGAGGTTGCCCTCCACTACCGCCTCCACTATAAAAAATAGGACTACCAGTGATTGTATAGGGTACTCCCTGTCCACCTACACCTTGAAGAAAAGAACCTCCAGCACTTCCAGCACCGCCACCGCCGCCTGGATTGCCGGGCCCACCCGCCACCTGGCCAGGAAATCCAAGTCCTATAACATTAGCACCAGTGCCGGCGGGGTTGCCAGCACCACCAGAAGCTTGAGGGCTAGGGCCTCCGGAGTTACCAGGGCCAGGGCTACCAAAACCACCCCCCTGTGCAGTAATACTTCCACCATTATAAGTAAAAGTAGTAGCTGCACCAGAAAAAGGCCCAAGTCCCCCTGCACCAATAATTATTGGATAAGAAACACCGGCAACTAGTGGAATATTTTTTGAATATAAAGTAGCTCCTGCTCCGCCACCACCAGCCCAATTAGTTCGAGGGTTGAGTCCCCCCCCTCCGCCACCACCAACTACCAGAACATCTATAACAGTTCCAGATCCCGTTACACTGAATGTTGTTGCACCAGGAGTACTAAAAGTATGAACAACGTATCCACTATAATCAGTCTTAACTGTAGTAGAATTTGTTATGTTTGATATTCTATTTCCTACGATGATTGCCATGGTTTTTTTAAGTTATATATCTAACAATGATGACGCCAGGATTTCCAGGAACACCGCCAGGAGAAGGACTAGTTCCCGAAGTACCACCCAAACCAAAGTTTGTTGGAGAAGAAGTGGGATGTAAGGAACCAAGGGCGCCAGGGCCACCACCGCCACCGCCACCACCATAAGATACTGGAGATCCGGTAATACTATAAAGTACTCCCGCCCCTCCAGGTCCACCGGTGGAACCTGGTGCAGGACTACCAGCCCCACCAGCACCACCTCCACCACCGCCCCAATTTGATATAGCGTTTCCGCCAGGAAATCCCAGTCCAATAATATTAGCACCCGTACCACCGGGACGACCACCATCAGGTCCACTGCCACCACCGCCACCACTACCATTAGGAACCGAATTGCCAACAGTACCAATCGGGTTGGCCGATTGACCTCCTCCTCCACCGCCCACGGCAGTAATACTTCCACCATTATAATTTAAAACACTTGAAGTTCCATTTGTTGCTGCACCACTAGATCCAGGACCAACAACAAATGGATACGATACTCCAGAAACAATTGGTATATTTTTTGCATAGATAGTAGAACCTCCACCTCCTCCACCGCTAGCCCAATTACTAAAGAACGCCTGTCCGCCGCCGCCACCAACTACAAGAACATCAATAATCCCACTTCCTCTTGCTACAAAATTACCTGATGATGTAAAAGTATGAATGGTATATCCACTAATGGTATTAATTGTTCCGCCAGTTGCCGTAACTATTCTTGGTCCTACGTATATGGTCATAATTTTATGAAGGGTAACGGATAATTATAACGCCATTGGTTCCGCCAAAATTACCTAGACCATTAGAAGAACCACCTAAACCAAAGTTTGTTGGGGAAGAAGTGGGGTGTAGAGCACCGGCAGTGGCGCCACCACCACCACCATAAAATACTGGAGAACCAGTAATACTATAAGATACTCCCACACCAGCCAAGGTAGTTGTACCACCACCAGCACCGCCGCCAGCACCAGAACCAGGGGCACCCCCAGGACCTCCTGGAAATCCATATCCTATAATACCAGCACCTGAACCACCACTGCCACCAAATGCACCACCGCCTCCAGATGCAAGTGGCGAAGACGCTCCAGGATTGCCGGGAATTCTTCCGCCGCCGCCACCACCAGTGGCAGAAATTGCACCACCATTATAAGTACAAGTTGTTATTCCACCCGGAACACCAGTACTAGGCAAACCACCAGGAAGACCTCCAGCACCTATAGACATTGTATATGCAACACCAGAAATAACTGGTACAAATTTTTGATAAATTGTAGCACCTCCTCCACCACCGCCAGCATCCTGTTGAGGCGCCGTCACTACTCCACCACCGCCACCACCACCAACAACAAGAACTTCTATAGGACCACTTCCATTTGGAGTAAAAGTACCTGATAATGAAAAAGTATGAACAGTATAACCAGTGATACTACTAATAGTACCCCCAGTTGCCGAAGTTATTTTTGCTCCTAATAATAATGACATATTTCTTTTTTCCTTTATTTATGCTGGATATCTAATAATAACAACACCAGGAGTTCCTGCGCCACCTAAACCATGTCCACCTGTACCATAAGTACCACCACCAGGAGATGCAAAACTAGTACCAGTTGCGTTTGCTCCACCGCCGCCACTACCATAAACGGTAGCAACTCCAGTAATGGCATAAACTACTCCTACTCCACCAGCACCACCCGAAGTATTGGTACTTGGTTGTCCATAGTCACCGGCACCGCCACCACCGCCACATCCATTACCAACAGCACTATCTCCACCAGAAAAACCTATTCCAATTTGATTGGGACCAGATCCTCCAGTATTTGTAACTCGTGCGTTATTGTTTCCTCCACCACCAGAACCAGGCATAATTATTATCCTTAATTTTTAATTATTTATCAAAGTTTTACAATAATAACAAATCCACTACTACCATTACCAATAGAATTGGATTGATTGGATCCATTATTAAGAGAAGATCCGCCCCCACCATTTCCACCGGCACTTGATTGTCCCGAACCGCCGCCGCCAGAAAATCCTCCCCCTCCGGCGCCAAACTGTCGGGTTGACCCTCCACCACCAAAAGATCCCGCCTGGCCAAAACCTGGATTAGGTCCACCTGCCAAACCATTAAGAAAAGATTTACCCCCTATGCCCTCGGCGTTTGCACCATTTGTTAAAAATCCTCCTCCACCACCCTGACCTCCAAATGATCCTCCACCATTTCCACCAGTTCCACCATTATTATCAGTTAAAAACTGAGTCCATGAAGCAGAACTATTTGCTGGATCTGATAAAGTTGCATTAGTAAATTGTGGTTGTGAAGGACCTCCAGATCCAGCACTACTTCCACCACCACCAGCAATTACTAATATGTCAGAAGTTGTTGCTGCTCCTACAGTATTGTTTACAACAAATGTTCCCCCTCCACCACCACCAAAACCAGTACTTGAAGCAGTTTGTCCAACAGCTATTTTTATTTTTTGATTGATAACTAAGCTAAAATCACCTTGCATTATAGCACCAAGTCCAGGAGTACCAGAATTTCCTTGCCCACCTCTACCTCCTGCCGCAGTTATTCTGTAAGTACCAGTTACAGGAACAGTCCACAACTGAATTCCATCAGTAGAATTAAAATAATTTGTATTGTCTATCCAAGGAAATGATGAAGTATTATAAAATGTTTTAAGAGTTGCTAAAGATGGCCCAGCTGTCCCAGCAATTCCTGCACTACTAAAATTAAACGAAGTAAATGGATACAATACATCCAAAGTAGTAACAATAGGACTATAAGTAAGAATAGGTCCACCAGCACTTGTCTTAACACCTAACTGGAATGTTTCTTGATCAGTAATGCCATCATCAACTAGGGTAAGTGTTGTACTAGCAAAACCAGAAGAAACTGTATATATACCACTTAGAGAATTACTTGTAAAATCGGTAGAGGTAATTCCTGCAGAACCAATAATATCATAATAAAGTGTAGTACCATTAGGAAATTCTGTGGCATTTGTTGTAAATGTGACTGACTGACCTTCTTCAACAGTATTTTTAGATACTACGGTTGTAAGTGTTGTATTATTAATTGCAACTATAGAACTGCTGGCAACTATTTGTCCATCAATACTTTGGTATCTAACCTGCACTCTAAAGGTTTCTGCAGCATCAACTAATGCATCAGTTGCTATGGAAACATTAAATGTTCCAGCATTATTATTGATTGTAAATGAACCCGAAGTAGCAATAAAATCAGAATCTACAGTACTTATATTATCGATAGTCCAGAATAATGTGGTTCCGTTTGGTATATTAAATGTTGTAAAGTTAAATGTACCAGAAGCGCCTTCATTAATACTAGATGGTACTAAACTGAACGTATAAGTCTTAGCAGGTATTGTAACCGTAGAACTGGTAGCAACTACTTCTCCTGTAATACTTAGATACCTGATTTTTACCGTAAATGTTTCTGCACCTTCTATAAACAAATTAGTTGCTATAGGAACACTGAATGTTCCAGAATTACTATTGATTGTAAATGAACCGGAAGTGGCACCAAAGTCTGCAGAATTAGTGGTTCCATGTTCTACAGTCCAGAATAATGTGGTTCCATTCGTTACGTTAGTGGTTGTAACGTTAAATGTGCCAGAAGCACCTTCAAGTATTGTGGATGGTACTGAACTAAACGCATAAGTCTTAGCAGGTATTGTAACTGTAGAACTTGTTGCGAGAACATTTCCACTAATACCAATACCTCTTACACTTACGGTAAACGTTTCTGCACCTTCTGCAGTTAAATTAGTTGCTACAGGAACACTAAATGATCCAGCGTTACTTGTAATCGTAAAGGAACCCGAAGTGGCACCAAAATCATTATCTAATGTAGTTCCATTGTTTATAGTCCAATATAAAGTAGTTCCGTTTGGTATTTTATCAGTGGTAACGTTAAATGTACCAGAAGCACCTTCATTGATACTAGATGGTACTGAACTGAATATAGTTTTTCCAAAACTACCAATACCAACATCTCCGGCAAGTGCAGTAATAATTTGGTTAGGAAGATTTATAACACTATCAGTTCCAAGATTACCATTAGTTCCACCAGCACCAACATTCATTGTATAAGCAACACCAGCATTCACTTTAATCAGTTTTTGATATAAAACAGAACCTCCTCCTCCACCACCGCTACCACCAGTTTGAGCAGAACCAGCACCACCACCACCAACTACAAGAACTTCTATGGTTCCATCTGTAGTTGGTATAAAAGTATTGAGTCCTACAGTATTAAAAGTATGAAGTATATGACCCCCAATAGTACTAATCGTTCCACCAGTTGCACGATTTATTTTTCCGCCAGAGATAAATGCCACGACTTAATTATTTCCTCCACCACCAGAACCAGGCATAATTATTATCCTTTAATTTTCAATTATTTATATTCCTCTTATAAATTATTGAATATAAGTTACAACAACAGAACCTCCTCCAGTATTCGTAGTAATAGTGTTTTGACCATTGCTAGAGAATGATCCGCCGCCACCGCCGCCACCGCCGCCTGGGAAACCGCCGCCGCCACCACCAGAAAATCCCCCTCCTCCACCACCATAACCATTACCTGTTGCACCTCCTCCTCCACCACCAAATCCACCTGAACCAACTGTATTTTCATTATCTCCACCTATTGCAGGACCACTCAAAGATTTTGCATTAAAGTCACTAATTCTACCGCATCCTGAATTACCCAGCACCCCATCTTCATTCCATCCAGCAGCAGAGAAACCACAAACGCTGGGCCCGCCTTGACCCCCAGCACTTCCGCCAGATCCTCCATTTCCAATAACAGATCCAGGACCTAATAGACCAGAAGCACCAGAAGTAGAACTTGGTGCAGGTACTCCTCCATTATTTAATCCGGCGCCGCCACCACCACCAGCAATTGCAATTAAAGAACTAGTAGTTTCATTGTATACTACACTTCCACCACCACCACCTGCTCCTACCGAATCAATTGTAGTCTGCCCAACTTGTCCAGCAACGATACGAATAATATGTGTTCTAGTTAATAAAATTGGATTGGTTGTAAATTTACGTCCAGTTCCACCAAGACTACCAGTGTTTCCTCCAGAAGCTCCGGCAACAGTAAATGTATAATACCCATCAATTGGAACAGTCCAAAGTTGAAGACCTTGTGTTACCACATTAAATTTATTAGTATTCAATAACCAAGGATATAATGTAGTATTATATGAAGATAGTAAGTTTGCCAATGTTGGTCCAGCAAATCCAGCAAGACCAGCATTCGTAAAAGTAAACGAATCAAATTTTTCACTAATAGTAATAGTAGGACTATAAGCAAGAATAGATCCACCAGCACTTGTCTTAACGCCCAACCGGAATGTTTCCTCAGGATTTTCCACAGCATCAATACTTGCAGTAAGTGTCGTACTAGCAACACCAGCAGAAACTGTATATGTACCACTCAATGAATTACTTGTAAAATCAGCAGCAGTAATTCCTGCAGAACCAATAATATCATAATAAAGTGTAGTACCGTTAGCAAATCCTTGCGCCTGTGTTGTAAAGGTAACTGACTGACCTTCTTGAAATATAGTTTGAGATGCTGTAGTAACAAGAGTTCTATCAACAATACTAACTACAGGACTTGTACTCAAAATAGTACCACTAGGACTATCAGATCTTATACTTACAGTAAATGTTTCTGATCCATCAATTAATTGATCATGTGCTATAGGAACACTGAATGTTCCAGCATCATTATTGACTACAAAAGAACCAGAAATGGCATCAAAGTCAACATTTACAGTACCTATATGATTAATAGTCCAGAATAATGTAGTTCCGTTTGGTATTTTATCAGTAGTAACGTTAAATGTACCAGAAGCACCTTCATTGATACTAGATGGTACTGAACTGAATATAGTTTTTCCAAAACTACCAATACCAACATCTCCAGAAAATGCAGTAACAGTTCCTGTAGGAAGATTTATAACACTATCAGTTCCAAGATTGCCATTAATTCCACCAGCACCAACATTCATTGTATAAGCAACACCAGCACTTACCCTAACTACTTTCGTATATAAAACAGAACCTCCTCCTCCACCACCGCTACCACCAGTTTGAGCAGAACCAGCAGCACCACCACCAACTACAAGAACTTCAATAAGTCCATTTGTAGTTGGTGTAAATGTATTAAGTCCTACAGTATCAAAAGTATGAACTTTATATCCTCCAATAGTACTAATCGTTCCACCAGTTGCATTTTCCAATTTTCCGCCAGAAATAAATGCCATGACTTACTAATACCTCTATAATGATTCTAACCAAGAATGAAAATTATCATCGCTCATCTCTTCGCCCAATCCAGAATAAAGTGCTTGTATGATTTCTTCGTATTTTGAATTTACCCAGTCTACGTTAGAATATTTCCATTTACTAATTGGACAAGATTTTAAACTAGATCTTGTCATAGAATCTAAATGGCAATTATATTGATTATAATTACACGTAACTTGAGATTCATTATAAAATTCACAAGATTTGCAAATATTAAGACGTTGTTGTTGAATTTCTGGAGATACAAATAATGAATCACCATCAAGTGCTGCTTTAACGACTTGATATGCAGCATATTTAAATTTTCTCAATTCTTCTAATGGATCAACATTCATAATTATCTATTTTTTAAATATTTAGTACAGTTTAACTTAGATAGAAAGTTCCAGCTGCTCCGACTAATCCATTACCACCATTAACACTACCATCAGTACTAAAAGTAACGTTTCCAGAATTTGAAGTAAATGATCCACTAAATCCAGTTATTTTTTGATATGTATTTGATCTGCTGCCAGAAGCACTGAATATAGTTATTCCACCAAAATTCATACCATAAGAATCACAACATGATTCGGATGCTCCACTAATTGGCGATACACCAAAACTTCCGGTTCCAAATATATAACTAACATCACTCATAATACTATAATCTGATGCTCCCATCGTAAATGGTGTGATTTGATTTTGACCATTTGACACGAAGGAACTACTTGGCCAAGTTACTGGGAATTTGATTGATTTTACTGTGGATGGATCAGCAATTACTGCTAATGAGTATAATGTATTTGAAGTTCCTCTAAGAATTGCATTTTGACCAATCGTGGCATTTGTTGTCCATAAAGCACGACTATTGATAATAGGAGTATCACTGATTGTAACTGTAGGACTTGTAGAAATATAAGGCCCTGTTGGACCTGTTCGTATATTTAATTGGAATGTTTCTAAACCTTCACTAGATCCATCGGAAGTTGCAGTAATTGTCGTACTTGCAAATCCAGAAAGAACGTTATATGTACCAGTTAATGAATTTCTAGTAAAATCTGCAGCAGTAATTCCTGCTGAACCAGTAATATCATAATAAAGTATAGTACCATCTGCATATGCCGCATTTGTGGTAAATATGACTGATGTACCTTCCTGAATTGCAGTTGTGGATGCCGTAGTTAAAAATGTCCGATCATTAATTGTAACAGAAGCACTGGTAGCATAAACAGCACCAGAAGTACTACCATCTCTCACACTTACAGTGAATGTTTCTGCACTGTCATTTAATAAATCATTTGCTACAGGAACATTAAAAGATCCAGCATTACCCGTAATCGTAAAGGAACCAGAATTAGATGTAAAGTCTGAAGAGTCGGTGGTTATGTGATTTATAGTCCAGAATAATGTATAACCATTACTTATACTATTGGTAGTAACGTTAAATGTACCAGAAGCACCTTCATTAATATTAGATGGAATGGAACCAAAAGTAACCGTGGCGGCAGATATGGTAACCGAAGAACTAGTAGCAACTACTTCTCCAGTAATGCTTTGATACCTCGCCTGAACACTAAATGTTTCCGCACCTTCAAGTGTTGCATCGGTTGCTATGGGAACACTAAATGTGCCAGAATTACTTGTAATTGTAAAGGATCCTGAAGTGGATGCAAAGTCAGCATCTACTGTAGTTCCATTTAATACTGTCCAGAACAATGTAGTTCCATTTGCCACATTGAATGTTGTAAGTACAAAGTTTCCTGATGTACCGGTGGATTCATTTATAGCGGTTGGTGTAGTTGTGAATGCATAAGTCTTAGCAGGTAATGTAACAGAGGCACTGCTAGCGACTATTTCTCCAGTAATACTTTGATATCTAATCTGAACTCTAAATGTTTCCGCACCTTCTGTAGTTAAATTAGTCGCTACAGGGACACTAAATGATCCAGCGTTACTTGTAATCGTAAAGGATCCTGAAGTGGATGCAAAGTCGGCATCTACAGTACTTATATTATCAATAGTCCAGAATAATGTGGTTCCATTCGTTACATTCGTAGTTGTAACATTAAATGTACCAGAAGCACCTTCAAGTATTGTAGATGGAATAGAACTGAATATATAAGTCTTGGCGGGTATTGTAACTGTACCACTGGTAGCAACTAGTTCTCCACTAATACTTTGGTATCTAACCTGCACAGTAAATGTTTCTGCACCTTCTACAAACAAATTAGTTGCTATAGGAACACTAAATGTTCCAGCGTTATTTGTAATCGTAAAGGATCCTGAAGTGGATGCAAAGTCAGCATTTACTGTAGTTCCATTTACAATATTCCAGAATAGTGTGGTTCCATTAGTTACATTAGTGGTTGTAAAATTAAATGTACCAGAAGCACCTTCGTTAATAGTAGATGGAATAGAACTGAATATATAAGTCTTAGCAGGTATTGTGACCGTAGAACTTGTTGCATAAACAGCACCAGAAGTACTACCATCCCTTACACTTACTGTAAACGTTTCTGCACCTTCTATAAACAAATTAGTTGCTATAGGAACACTAAATGATCCAGCATTATTTGTAATCGTAAAGGAACCCGAAGTGGCACCAAAGTCTGTAGAGTCGGTAGTTCCATTGTTTATAGTCCAGAATAATATATGCCCATTACTTATACTATTAGTAGTAACGTTAAATGTACCAGAAGCACCTTCATTGATAGTAGATGGTACTGAGCTAAATGTAACTGTTGCGGCAGATACTGTAACTGAAGTACTAGTAGCAACTATTTCCCCAGTAATACTCTGATATCTAACCTGCACTCTAAATGTTTCCGCACCTTCAAGTGTTGCATCGGTCGATATAGGAACACTGAATGTACCAGAATTACTTGTAATCGTAAAGGATCCTGAAGTGGATGCAAAGTCAGCATCTACTGTAGTTTCATTCAATACTGTCCAGAATAATGTTGTCCCATTTGTTACATTGAATGTTGTAAGTACAAAGTTTCCTGATGTACCGGTGGATTCATTTATAGCTGTTGGTGCAGTTGTGAATGTATAAGTCTTGGCAGGTAGTGTAACTGCACCGCTGGTAGCAACTACTTCTCCTGTAATACTTAGATACCTGATTTTTACAGTGAATGTTTCTGCGCCTTCTATAAACAAATTAGTTGCTACCGGGACGCTAAATGATCCAGCATTACTGGTAATCGTAAAGGAACCAGAAGTGGCACCAAAGTCTGCAGAATTAGTGGTTCCATGTTCTACAGTCCAGAATAATGTGGTTCCATTCGTTACGTTAGTGGTTGTAACGTTAAATGTGCCAGAAGCACCTTCAAGTATTGTGGATGGTACTGAACTAAACGCATAAGTCTTAGCAGGTATTGTGACCGAATTACTAGTGGCAACTGCCGTACCAGAAGTACCATCAATTCTTAGACTTACAGTAAACGTTTCTGCACCTTCTGCAGTTAAATTAGTTGCTATAGGAACACTAAATGATCCGGCATTATTTGTAATCGTAAAGGAACCCGAAGTGGCGCCAAAGTCTGTAGAGTCGGTAGTTCCATTGTTTATAGTCCAATATAAAGTAGTTCCATTCTCAACATTTGCAGTAGTAACATTAAATGTACCAGAAGCACCTTCATTGATAGTAGATGGTACTGAACTGAACACAAATGTTGCTTGTGGTATAACAACAGGAATAGGTAAAGTGGATACAATTTGCCCACTATTACTATCTACTCTCAAATTCAACTTAAAGGATGTATTTCCCGTTCCAGTTATTGTTTTACTGATTGGAACAATTGCACTATTAGAAACAGTTGTTGCTCCAGTTAAAATCCCATCAGTAAAAGATGATGTAGACACACCAACAATATCATAGTATAATGTAGTCCCATTTGCCAACATTGAAGTGGAATTAAATATAACCGTTTGTCCAACTGTTCTTGTATATGAATTTGGAGTTATTGGTAAAAGACCATAACTACCAATACCAACATCTCCACCATAAGCAGTAATAATTCCTTCAGCATGATTAAATACACTATCAAATCCAAGACCAGAATTACTATTAGTTCCACCAGCACCAACAATTACTGGATAAGAAACACCGGCAGTTACTGGAATGAATCTTTGATATAAAACAGAACCTCCTCCGCCTCCACCACTTACACCAGACTGAATGGAACCGCCAGCACCACCACCAACTACAAGAACTTCAACATAACCACTTCCTCTTGCTACAAAGGTATTCAGTCCTACAGTATCGAAAGTATGAACATTATAACCTTCAATTTGGGAAACATTTCCACCAATCGCCGTCACCCTTGATCCAGAAATAAATGCCATTTTATCTGCTCAATTTAAATATCTGATGAATATACATCCAGGTGTTGCATCCGGAAAAAATGCTCCAGATCCTCCACTACCGCCCAATCCAAAGTTTGAAGGACTGGACGTTGGATGCAATGATCCACCACCTCCAAATCCTCCTCCGCCGCCGCCATAAAAAGTAGAAACTCCAGTAATACTATATGCCAATCCTTGACCCCCAATATTGTCAATAGCTGCTCCACCGGCACCTCCACCAGCACCAGTAAAAGTATCACTACCATTTCCACCAGGAAATCCAAATCCGGGATTACCATTTCCAATTCCCCCAGCACCACCTCTTCCAGGAAAAGCCCCACTACCGCCGCTAGCAGAACCAACAGGATTTGGATTTCCAGGAAAAGATGCACTACTAGGAACACCACCGGAACCACCACCAGCAGTAATAGTTCCACCATTATATCTAAAAGTAGTTGCAGTACCAGCAACAGTTCCGGCACCTGTAAAACCTACATTTAGACTATATGAAACACCAGAAAGAACAGGAACAAATCTCTGATAAAAGACAGAACCTCCCCCACCACCACTAATTTCATTTGCACCAAGATTTTCACTTCCTCCTCCACCACCACCAACAACGAGAACATCAACAGTTCCATTCCCTCTGGGTGTAAAAGTAAAAGTTCCCGGAGTAGTAAAGGCGTGTACAACGGCACCAGGAATATTATTTATTATTCCACCAGTAGCAGTGGTAACACGAGGTCCTGCAATAAATCCCATATTATTTTATTATCTTTCCAGTATTTATGCTAATTTATTGCGCTTCAATTGCCTCAAAGATTTTATCAATATCGAATAAATCTTCGTTCTCATTGAATGGATACTCATGTTCAGATCCATTAAAATCAAAATCAAACAAATAAGAACCAGGTAACTTAAAGTTATGAGGTTTTACTGTTTCAATATTCGTATGCATATCATATCCAAATACTTTAGGACTTGTACCATTCCACAAAACAACAGAAGGAAGTTTGATTGCGGCGGCCGCATGTTGCAAACAACTATCAATCAATACTCTTTTATCACTATGAATAATTAAACTCAAAAATTCCAATGTAGAAAGTTGAGTTTCTTCATCAAACTGAATTGGAATTGTATTCATCAGTTTTGGTGAATTCATCTTAGTTGCCTGATAAATTGTATATTTTTTATGATACTTATCTACAATTTGTTGTGCAATATCAAAGGGCATATCTCTTGCCCACATATAAGGTTTTGCATCAGGAGTAATTAAACCACCATTGGTGTGAATAACCATTGTTGGTTTTTTATCCTTGAGCCAAACATCTTTTGAAATTTTCTTTTGTAATGGGTTAAAAATTAATTCTGGAGTTTCTCCCTTATAATCCAATCCATACATCTTGCACCATGTTTGAATGAGTGGAAGTTTCTTATGAATATGATCTGTCGTAAAATAAGGTTCATTATGAAAAATCAATGAATCTTGATTTTCAATATAATTTTGATAGAAATAATTGGTATTATTCAACTGATAGACTCTATCCACGAATGGTAGATTCATAAAAACATCAGTATAAACAGCAACTACAATGAGTTTTCTGCTTGGATGATTGTTTTTAATACACTTTGCTACTGCAGATGCTGCAATATGCTTTCCCAACCCACCTTGAACATGGAAAATACTATACTTTTCTTTCATTATAAAGTCTCAGAGATTACCAGGGAAGTTCTGTAGAAATAGTTGTAGGTGCTGGAGGATTTGCAACGGCATCAATCCAGGCGGCATTATTAACTTCATGACCACCAAGACTTTCTCCAAGTTTTTCTTTTACCCATCCAATAACAGTTTCCTCATTTAAAGATTCATAAGGAACAAAGTTTTCAATGTTTTCTGTTTCCAATTGAATAGAACCGTATGCATCACAGGAATTAGTTCCATCAGTACTTCTAACCTTATAGTCCAAAGAAGTAACTGCACCAGACCCATCATTCAATTGAACGAGTCTTTCAACTGTCCAAGTATGTGTGATTGTATTCTTCTTAGTTGCCATTTTATTCTACCTTAAGTTACAATTTTAATTTGATTTGAATTTGTTGAAATATATTTTGGAATAGAAACATCGGTTTGTTTCTGCCTCCAAATATCCATCCCATTACATTTATTTAACACATAAGAAGAAAGAACTTCTGATGGATTCGGGGCAGTTGATTTGAGTTTTGAACGTACTTCGTGCATATCTGCAAGTCCATAAGTATTCATATCTTGCTCACGATTTTGATTCTGCAAGTTATCAAATTCATGTTCATAATATTCTTCACCAAGAAACTCATACAATTTCTTAAGTGTTTGCTTTGATTTTTTAACAAGATCCCGATATTCCACAAAATGCATTCTATCACCAAATTCTTGATTAAATCCTTCCACAATTGCAGATAATGATTGCCCAAGAATACCATTTGGGCCGGCAATATATTCACAGCGATTATCATCAGTCAAAGGAATATTCAATTTTACAAGTTGTTCGTCAATAAAATTGATTCTTGAATTGCCTTCTTTGTAAGGATTTCTGCGAATCATCATAATCATTGATGTTAGAATCTCATCAATATCACGAACAGGACAAATGATTTTTGCCTGTTGCCCAATATATCCTTCAATATAAGGTACTCTTACAGACCAAGCACGATTCTTATCAATGATTACTTCCTGATCAACATCACTATAAAACTGACGAATGATATTTGAAATGATTAAAGATGCCTGTTCTGGTTTTGGATATCCGTGATAGAGTTCATCATTTGCTAAATGATTTTCTACGGCATACATTGTAGAAAGAACAGGACTTGATGGACCAGAATAAAATAATGGATTTTGGTTCAAAATCGAAGATAGCAAAGTACTTCCAGATCTTGGAAGTCCTGCCATAAAATAAAATCTCTTACTTCTCAAATGATTTGGATTTGTTGAAGTATTTGTCTGTGAAAAAAATCCAGAACTTACCATAATACTTTCACTAGTAAATTAATTATACAACTATCTTATGTATATGTCAATCAACTACCACTACTAATTCCAACACGTCTTTCAATTTCAAGTATTCTATTCTTGAGTTCTCTATTCTCAAAATCAAGTTCTTTGATTGCATTGACCATGATTGGAATTAGATTTGTTGTGCCAAGAGTATATTGATTTTTATCATTTGTATCAACAAGATTTGTATAAGGAACATTAAATTGTTCTACTATTTCCAGAACTTCCTGAGCAATGAAACCTGATGCCTCTTTACCTCTATCATTATCATTATTTCTATGATTCCATTCAAACTTACGTGGTTTAATATTTCTTAAGAAATCTCTACCAATTGATAGATCTTGAATATTCGTCTTATCACGTTGATCTGAAGTAAATGTCCAGGCAGAGGATGCTCCTTGGAAGCGAGCAAAATTAGTTCCGTTAGAAATAGTAACTTCATTAGATACTGTCGCAGATGATCCTTGAGCATTACAACCAATGATAACATTACAAGAACCAAGAGTATTGGTACATCCTGCTAGGCGTCCAAAGAAAGTATTATAAGTTCCACCAGTTAGGTTTGCGCCAGCACTAGATCCGATTGCAATATTGCTACTTCCAGTAACTGGGTTAACAATACCTCTACCTGCTCCAAATCCTTCAAAGATATTGCATGATCCACTAGTTGCATTACATCCAGCATAAGCACCAACGAAATTATTAAAACTTCCAGTTGTATTGCGTCCCGCATAACGACCTAAGAAAGTATTGTGACATCCAGAAGTTAGGGAACGACCAGTTTGAGTTCCAATACCAATATTGTGTGAACCGGTTATTCCACCTGCACCACCACATCCAGAATAAGCGCCAATAAAGATATTATGAGTTCCAGAAGTATTGCAGAATCCAGCATTGCAACCAATAAAGGTATTAAAAGATCCAGTATTATTTCTTCCAGAACCAAAACCAAAGAAAGTGTTAAAGTCTCCAGCAGTAGCAGAAAATGCAGATAAATTCCCAATCGCAACATTATTGGATCCACTAGTATTAGATTGCCCCGCCTGAGATCCAAAATATACATTATGAGATGCAAGATTAACATCTCTTCCCGCCTGCAATCCAACAAAAAAGTTATGAGTACCATTATTAAAGAATCCTGCACACTGACCAATCATTGTATTGGAAGAGTTTGTAGAATTGCAGAATCCTGCACAACCACCAAAATAAGTATTATTATTTCCAGAAGTATTACAACGTCCTGCACCTTTACCAAAGAAGTTATTATATGTTCCAGAATTATTACATAGACCTGCACAAGCACCAAAGAAGTTATTATAGTTGCCACTGTTATTACTACCACCACTGGCGCCGCCGCCTGCCATGGATCCGAAGAAGTTATTATGACAACCACTGGTATTATAACGACCAGCACCGTCACCAATAAAGTTGTTAAAATTGCCGTTAAAATTATTACGTCCAGCAGAAACTCCAATTGCAACGTTAGAAGTTCCTGTAGTATTAGAACATCCAGCATAACGACCAATGAAGGTATTATCAACACCTGAAGTTAAGTTTGATCCAGCAGAAGTACCAATACCAATATTATTAGATCCAGTAATCGCACCACTTACACCTCTACCTGCATTAAATCCTATAAAAGTATTTGAAGATGCTGTAGTATTATTACAACCCGCAGAAAATCCAAAGAAGTTATTATATCTTCCTGTGGTATTGCAACGTCCAGAATAAAAACCAAAGAAGTTATTATAAGACCCAATAGTATTAGCACGACCTGAACTTTGTCCAAAGAAGGTATTACTATTTCCAGAGATATTTGATGTTCCTGAACTATTACCAAAGAAGTTATTATTAGATCCAATAGTATTAGAACATCCCGTAAACATTCCGAAGAAGTTATTATTAGGTCCAGTAGTATTATTACAACCCGAATAACGACCAAAGAAGTTATTATTAGTTCCAGAATTATTACATAGTCCTGCACAAGCACCAAAGAAGTTATTACTAGATCCACTAGTTAAGTTTGCACCAGCAGAAGTACCAATGCCAATGTTATTAGATCCAGTAACTGCTATTGCAGAAGAACCTCTACCAGCACCAAATCCAATAAAGGTATTATTGAATCCTGTAGTATTATTACATCCAGAATAGCAACCAAGGAAGGTATTATTACTTCCTGAGGTTAATAGTAATCCAGAACTAGATCCGATTGCAATATTATTACAACCAGTGTTTATTACTGCACCAGTACCTCTAGCTGCTCCACATCCTGCAAAGAAGTTGTGTGCTCCTGAAGTAAGGTTACAACCAGCATTAAATCCAAAAATATTATTATAAGATCCAGTAGCATTTGCTCCAGCACAGAAACCAAAGAAATTATTATTTGAAGAAGTAGCAAATCTACCAGCAACAGCACCAAAGTAATTATTATTGATTCCAGTAATATTTGAACAACCAGCAAATGTACCAAAGAAGTTATTATATCTTCCTGTAGTATTGAGACGCCCCGCTGCACAACCAGCAAAGAAATTTTGAGTACCAGAAGTAATAGAACATCCAGTAGAGTTATCACCAATTTTTATGTTATTATTTGGGAAACTTAAAGTTCCACCAATCGTAACAGTTGTTGTTGGATTTGTGGTTCCAATACCCAATGAACCAATTCCAGAAGGAACATAAACAAGATTGGTACTTACAAACAATGATGTGTTAAGACCAGAAGAAACTGATGAGAATCCAATAAATTGTGGAGTTGTTGCAGTAGATGTTATTACCGAAGCATTAGCTACACCAGCAGCACCAGTAATATTTTTTAAATTACTACCATCACCATGATATGTAAGTGCGCTTACAATACCAGTAGAAGTAACAGTAAATGCAGTACCCACTTGCAATGCTGCTTGTGGATTTGTGGTTCCTATACCCACACCAGTAGTATTAGCTCTTAATTTTTCATTTGATGCTAATGTTCCGCCAGCAAATAATGAAACATACCTATTTACTTGTGCCGCACCAATGGATAAGTTTGTGTCTGATGTATATAAGTATCCATCTAAAGGACCATTGATGGTCCAACCAACAAAGGAATATCCACTATTATTGATGCCTAAGTCAATAAAATTTGTAGTATCAGTTCCATTATTGGCAGTAGCAATAATATCAGTGGATGCATTGACACCATTACTTGCGTTTCTGGTATTGATTTGAGAAAAACTATTTGTATTTGTAGTGAAGTCTGCAATTACATTACTTAAATTTGGGGATGGAGCAGTGCCAATAGCAACAGTAAGGGGATAAATTGGATTATCAGTTCCAATACCGACAGAACCTACACCAGTTACAACAAATCCAGTTTGTCCAGTACCAACTTGGAGAGAATGTGCTGGATAGAAAGTTCCTATTCCAAACCTATTAGCAGCAGGAGATATAATTGATCCACCAGAATCTACATCAAATAGAATTCTTCCAGCAGAATCCGCTACACGGAACAATGATCCATCACTTAAGTTATCATTAACTAATAATAGTGATGTATTTGCAGCACTAACAACTTGAAGTTTTGCTGTTGGATTATTAGTTCCAATACCAAGTCCAGTAGAATTTATGATCCCAAATGTTCCACCAACACCCACATCCAACTCTGTTCTGGCAGTAATAATACCAGAGGAATTAATATTACTAAATCCAACAGCAGTTAATATACCAGTAACTAGAACATCACCACCAACAGTTAACTTACTAGTAGGATTATTAAATGTAGTAGATCCAATACCAAGATTACCTGCAATTGGTATAATGATAGTACCAGAATTATCTACATCAAATAATACATTAGCGTTTGAATCCGCTACACGGAACAATGATCCATCACTTAAGTTATCATTAACAAGTAACAATGAGTTTCCTGTAGAAGTGTTCGCAATTGATAATCTACCAGTTGGAAGAGAAGTACCAATACCAACTGAGATTGTAGATGGTTCATAATGAAAATATTTACCTCCAGTAAAAGCACCACCAACATTAATTTGAACTTGTCCTGAAGTACCTGCTGCACCAGTAACTGTTCCGGCAACCTTAGCAGTTAGTATACCAGTGATGATTGCATCACCAAAAACATGTAATTTACTAGTAGCACCGCCACTAGATATACCAACATTGCCGCTAGCATCAACATCTAATAACAAATTAGCGTTTGCATCCGCTACACGGAATAATGCTCCATCACTTAAGTTATCGTTAACAAGTAATAATGATCCTCCGGTAGATGTATTGGCAATTGATAATCTACCTGATGGTGCAGATGTACCAATGCCAACAGAAACTGTGGATGGATCATAATTAAAATATTTTGCTCCAGTAAAAGCGCCGCCAACATTAACTTGAATTTGTCCTGAAGTACCTGCTGCACCAGTAACTGTTCCGGCAACCTTAGCAGTTAGTATACCAGTGATGACAGCATTGCCATCAACAAACATGCTGCCACCAACATATAACTTACTAGTTGGTGTCAAGACTGTAGTACCAATACCAACATTACCAGTGATCGGCATAACGATGGTTCCACCACCGTCCACATCAAATAATGGATTACCAGTATTATCATTTACACGGAACAATGATCCATCACTTAAGTTATCATTAACAAGTAATAATGAGTTTCCTGTGGAAGTGTTAGCAATTGATAATCTACCTGATGGTGCAGATGTACCAATGCCAACAGAAACTGTGGATGAATCATAATGGAAATATTTGGCTCCACTAAACGCACCGCCAACATTAACTTGAATTTGTCCTGAAGTACCTGCCGCACCAGTAACTGTTCCGGCAACTCTAGCGGTTAATATACCAGTAACAGTGGCATTGCCACCAATAAGCATATCTCCAGTAAAAGAACCACCACCAGCAACTTGCAACTTACTAGTTGGAGAAATAACTGTAGTACCAATACCAACATTACCAGTGATGGGCATAATGATTGTTCCACCAGCATCCACATCAAACAATGGATTGCCAGTATTATCATTTACACGGAACAATGATCCATCACTTAAGTTATCATTAACAAGTAATAATGAGTTTCCTGTGGAAGTGTTAGCAATTGATAATCTACCTGATGGTGCAGATGTACCGATACCAACCGAAACTAAGGAATCATTGTAGTGAAAATATTGCGCACCAGAAGTAAGTCCAGATTTATTAAATTGAACTTGACCTGGAGAACCTCCTGCTCCACCAGTATTAATACCAGTTATCTTACTTCCATCACCACTAAATTGATTTGCAGTAATAACACCACTAACATTAACATTACCTTGAACGATTAATTTTTGTGTAATATTTGTAGAAGTTCCAATACCAACGTTAAATGTCAGTTTATCAAAATTAAAGAATGATGCTCCAGCAAATGCCCCATTATCATTAAATTGAACTGTTCCAGTTGGTCCCGTCGCTGCCAAACCAGCAGCAGAACCTACAACAGGACCCCAAACAACCTTTGTACCATCTCCACTTATTTTTAATGCCTGATTTGCGCTTCCGGCAAAACCATCATTATCAAGAAATAAACCACCAAGAGATATTGAAGTAACGCCCAATCTTTTTGTAGAAGGTTGAAAACTCAATGATCCCGCAGTACCAATTCCAAGTACAGAAGTATTTCCCGTTCCTAATACAAAGGTAAGGAATTGTGTTGCTGTTGAACTGGTTGTAGCAACACCAACAGACGCACTAGAATCGGACCATTCAATACCAGTTCCTGTCGATTTAAGAAATTTATTGTTTCCTGTAGAGTTTAATCTATCAATAAGAGCGCCAGTAATTCTAACATCACCCTGAACATGTAGAGTATTTGTTGGTACTGTGGTTCCAATACCCAATGAACCAACTCCAGAATTTCCAGGAGTAAAAACTAATGTAGGACTTGCAAAAAATGAAGTATTAACACCAGAAGAAGTTGTTGAGAATCCAATGAATTGTGGTGTTGTTGCAGAAGATATTGCTAGACTATTTGGAACCAATCCACTTAGATTACTACCATCACCAAAATATTTCAATGCTTTTACAGTACCATCATCAGATACGGTAAATCCAGTACCAACTTGAAAACTATCTGCCGGCGTATTTGTTCCGATGCCAACTCTACCCTGAAGTGGATTAAAAACAAATCTTTTACTTGAAACTCTTACATTAGTTTGTACTCCTGACGAAACAGTTACAAATGTAGGAAATACATTTGTGGCAGTTAAATTATCATCATCAATAGTTATGGAATTAGCAGTACTCCAAGTAACACCAGATCCTGTAGATACTAATATTTCCCCACTATTTCCAGTTCTATTAGTTCTATCATAAACTGCTCCACTAATATTCAAATTACCATTGGCATTTATAGTATTAGCATTCAAAACCCCGAAATTACCAGTACTATAGGTTACGTCAGTTCCACTCAATGAAGAAATAGATGCTACACCTATTCTTATACTTTGAATGGTTTCAGTACCACTTACATTTAAATCCTTAACCTCTAAGGGTTCGTTTGAATTGTGACTAAACTGATTGATTGCCATAGTTTTTGAAGATTATACAGAAATTATGCTTGTGCTTCGGTCCAAGAAAGGCGAGTTAATAGATTTACTCCTGTACCTGGAGTCAAGTTTGTTGCAGTAATTGTAAGAACATCAGGCCCATCTGGATAGATTTGAGTATTGGAATTTACTCCTCCACCACCAAGAATAGAATTTCCCAAATCTCTAACGGTAGAAAGGTCTAATGTACTTGTACTATTAACAAAGAATCCTGCAATAACTTCACCACCATTTACAGAAGTATTTCCACCAGCATAATCTGCAATTTGTGCCAAACTAGAGTTTTGAACTCCAGATACATTACCAACAGCATTCGTCCAAGTTGTTGTACTAGACGGAATTCCATTCAAAAATGCCCTAACCAGAACGTTTGCAGTTGAAATACCTGCAATCGAAACACCCAAAGTACGGAGAACCAACTGCATTCTATTCGTCAATTCTCTTTGTCCAAATGCCGCCGCAACACCACTATCAGCCGATGGTGCCACACGAATTGATAGTAGTGCTTTAGTTTGACCAGGAGTAAGATTAGTTGTAGTCTGCTGCCCAAAAGTAAAGATCAATGATTTATCATCATCAAATCTTCCATCCATAATCACACTTGTACCCCAGTGAGAAATTGAAGGTGCATATGATGGGAATGCAAATTCAACTGGAATTGGTGAAACTGTAGAAGTCGTAAATGATTGTCCAGATGTTGCACCCATCGGAGCAAATGTTACTGCAATACCAGAAAGTGTTGCAGTTGCCGACTGACTGAATGTAAGTGTACCAGAACCAATTGAACTTACAAAAGTTCCTTCAGGAATTGAACTACCAATTATTTTTTGACCAATTTGAATATTTGTTGTAGTTGCAGTTGCCACATTAGAGTTCTGTGTCACCGAAATAGGAGTAACTGCTCCAGGACGTGCCCTGGTTAACCCAGTAAACGATGAACCAGAAATACCAGTATAATTTACATATTCATAATTTCCAGAACCAAAAGCATTATCACGAATAAGCAATGTCCCCCTTGTTGGGAATCCAGATGTACTTCCAACATTGATTGTAGTATCACTTGGTCCAATTGAGGAAGTCAAATAAGTTGCAGGAGGAATAGTTGATGTTTCATAACGTGCTGGAAGATTACCAGAACGCATATATGCTTCGGTATTGACATTATTATTGATTAGTTTATGCACATAAATCACATTACCATCTGGACCTCTAAATCCCCAACGAACAAAACCTGCACCATACCAAGAATAATCAATATAGAACATTTGCATCTTGCTAAGATCAATATTGAATCCAGAAGGTCCAGTACCATCACACTTATCAATATTCCAAGATGATTGTGGAATTCTCGTATCCACAGTTTTTGATGGAATTACAAACGTCGAACTTGCGCCCCTGTATCCAGGACTGATTCTTAATTGAGTATCGTTCTCAATATCAATTACACGATATGATTGTCCACGAAGAACAATATAATCACCAACATTAATTTGCTTAGAAAACGCAGTTGGGAATGCTGCATCAGTTTGGAATACAGTATTTGAATTTTGGGATACAGTAACTTTACCAGAAAGTTGATATGTAGAATTTCTGCGAACTGCATAAAGAGTTTGCCCATCATATTCAAAAAATAATCCATTTTGTTGATCAAAAACACCCAATCTAGTCGCAGAACCATACCAATTATTAACTGTCATGATATAATTTCCACTTGCTTTAGTTGTACTCAATCCAACTGTAGAAGCAAATGAAACTCTATTATATCCAGTCACTCCAGATACCATAAATGCACCATTATAACCAGTTTCATTTGCTCCACTAATAACTAATTCTGTTCCTGGTGTTACAAATTGAATATTATGAATATCTTTTGTTTGAACTGTAATTGTACTTCCTATACTTAACCCAGAAGAAGTGATAGAATCAATTTGGATATTTGGTTTTAAAATAGTACCAGAACTTACCTGAATACCTTTTCCAGATTGATAACGGAAATATCTTCTGGTTTGGCGAATTGCCTGTTCAAAATTAGAAGCTCCATTACTACTGAATAATATACCACCATCAAATGGGCGATGTAGGAATTGTGCTCCTGGAAGTACAAAAAGTGACCCCCCTGTTGGAGTTCCGCCAGGAGGAGTGAGAGTATAAATTGTAAATACTGTTGGACTATTAATGCTAGATACAATAAATGTACCATTTACTGCCGTTTGTGTTGTTCCTGTAATTGCAATTTCATTACCTAATGAAAGTCCATGCCTATCTGTTGTGGTTACAGTAACTGCAATTCCTGCACCAACAGTAAATCCAGTGATAGGAATCTGAGAACTTACATAAGTTGATCCACTATAAATTCCTGTTTTATTTGAATCAAAAATATTTGTAATACCCGTACTATTTTGTGCCTTTGCAGTATATGTAAATTGGGTTGCGGATGGTGTAGTTTCTACCAAATAATTTCCATTTGCGATGCTAAGAATAGAATCTTGAACATAGATAGCAGTTCCAACTCCAGGACGAGAACTACCAGAAACGAGGTCAACAACGACTCCCTTTTGATTGGCGGCCATTGTAATAGAATTGATTGTTGCAATACCCACAGAAGATGGGAATGCAAATGGACGATTATTAACCATTCCAAGATTTTCCCACTTGGTGATTTGAGTACCATACTCAAAGTCAGTATCAATCAGTGCTTGTGCTGTTGATGTACGAAATTTATTTACCGGATCAATATAAGTTTCAGAAGGAGTAAATTTCTCATCATACTCATCAATGGTAATTTGCAACTTATCAGTTGCACTCATTGAAATTGTATTATAATTCAATAATATAGTAGTTATATTTGTTCCTGCCGTTGATGATGTACTATAAGAAGTTGCTCTCAAATTTGGATCACTAAAATTATAGATTACCTGATTATTTGTTACGTTTGTAATTAATACTATTCTTTCTCTCGGAATAATACGAGGAATTATGATTGAACCACTACCACTACCACCAGGAGTAAATATATAACCAGTTTCAAGTAATACTTTTCTCGCCATTTAAAAAAATCCCCTATCTTATGTGTTTTACTTGTGTTACTTTATTTATAACTAGAACATTATGTCCAATGCTTTGAATGGATATTTTCTTGGAAGTATTGAATTAGATCCTACAGTGGTTTTAATCACAACTTGTGTCCCTACGGGAAGTGATTCTGTAAATTTAATATACCCATCATAATCAATTGTATATCCATCATTCGTACACAATAAACTAGTATTCCAAACATATTCACTATTATGAATATACGCAGATTGAAGAACACCATTTATAGTAATCAATAATCTAAATGGATTTTCAATCAGAACAGTATTATAATTATATTTTGGGACAAAAGTATTACTATAACCATTAGTTGCAGAAGTAATGTCATCCAATTCATATAAATCACCAATACTGGCAGTAAGATTAGTGAGTTGAGATCCATCGCCATAATAAGTAATGATACCAGTAGTTGCTTTTATAGTACCGGAAGAAATCTTAACTGTACCTAATGTAGCAATACCAGAAATATTTAAAGAAGTTCCTGCAATATCCGAACCACTTATAGTCCCACTACCAATTAATGCTCCATTAACATAAAATCCATTAGCAGAAGTAACACTACCGATAAAATAACCACTACCACCAACCCAGAGTTTAGATGTTGGATTTGTGGTCCCAATTCCCAAACTTGAAGTAGAAGCATTGAAGATTAGATTTGGATTTGAATTTAATGATGCAGTGGGATTTGCATCTGGTGTTTGGGAAAATACAATACTTGTTGATGTATTTGTTGTATTTGTTGAAAGAGCCACACTCTGAGCAGATGCCGCAGACCCAATTCCAGTTAGTTTTGAACCATCACCATAATAAACAACAGTAGTAATTCCAGGATTTGATGATGTTATAATACCTAAAATACCATCAATTAATATACCAGTAGATCCAACACCAACCGTAGCAATACCAGAAACACTGAGGTTATTGGATGCTTTAATACTACCAAATACATCTAAATTTGTAGTTGGATTTGTAGTTCCAATGCCAAGATAACTCAGAGCAGGATTGAATACGATAGAATTAGATGATACCGAAATGCTAGAAATCGTTCCACTATTATTTTGAGATAGTAAAGGATAATAAGTTTGATTAGTATCAATATTTGAAATTATACTTGGAATATTACCCGTCAGATTAGATCCATCACCATAATAAACAACAGTAGTAATTCCAGGATTTGATGATGATATAATACCAGTAATACCATTAATTAATATACCAGTAGATCCAACACCAACCGTAGCAATACCAGTAACATTAAGTTTCTGCGATGTTAAATCAGTGGTACTAGTGACTCCTAAGGTAGTGATGCCAGAAACATTTAACTGTTTTGAAGTTAAACTGGTAGTACTAGTGATTCCAAGAGTAGAAATTCCAGAAACATGAAGTTGAGTAACTGATGCAATGCCACCAATAACATTTTCAGCAGTAAGAGCAACACCAACAGAATTACCTTGAGCTACTGGAGAACCATTGATATCACCATAAAATGTAATAATACCAGAATTATTTGCTCTTATAGTACTAGAAGAAATATTAAATGCACCTATTGTACCAATTCCAGAAATACTTAATCCAGTACCTACAATATCTGCACCGGTTATAGATCCACCACCAATTAATGCCCCATTAACATAAAAACCAGAAGAAGTAACAATTCCAGTAAAGTAACCATCACCTTCAACAAAAAGTTTAGATGATGGATTAGTTGAACCAATTCCAACATTAAATAAACTATTACCAATAATCCAAGAATTAGTTCCAGAACCAATTTTTAATTGATCAGAACCAGTTGTGTCTGGTAATTGAACCTCAAATCCAATTGCAATGTTTCTATCACCAGCAGTTTGAGTGCATCCCGAACGAGTACCAAAGAAAGTATTATGCCATCCGTTCGAATTGGATCCCGAATGTTTACCAAAAAAGTTATTATATCTTCCAGTAACAACATTAATACCCGCCCACATTCCAAAGAAATTATTATATTTACCGGTAGTGGCATTTTCTCCCGCACCAAATCCAAAAAAGTTATTATAAGATCCAGAGGTTATAGTTTTTCCAGCACCAGCACCAAATATATTATTATGTTTACCACTAGATTGTCCAGATTGCCCTTTACCTGCTTCTTTACCAAAGAAATTATTGTAACATCCAGTAGTATTATAATATCCCGCAGATTCACCAAAGAAATTATTCCATTTTCCAGTAGTATTATATCTTCCTGCTCCAGAACCGGCAAAAAAGTTATGAACCCCAGAAGTAATAGAACATCCAGTGGTATTATCACCAATTCTTATGTTATTATTTGTAAAACTTAAAGTTCCACCAATAGAAACAGTTGTTATTGGATTTGTGGTTCCAATACCCAATCTAGATCCAGAAGCATTAAATACTAAATTTGGATTAGTTTTTAATGTTGCTGCAATACTAACAGTAGGATCTGTTGCAAAAATTATGCTTGTAGTTTGATCACTTAGATCAACTTCAATACTAACAGTCTGCGCCTGGGCAGCAGTACCAATACCAGTAAGTTGGGATCCATCACCATAATAGAAAACAGTACCAACACCCATATTTGCAGATGTTACAATACCCAATCCATTCTCAGATTTAATTAATACTCCATCAAATCCACCAAAGGTAGAAATACCAGAAACATTAAGTTTTTGTACTGTTAAATCAGTGGTACTGGTAACTCCTAATGTAGAAATACCGGAAACAGTAATATTAGTTACAATACCCGATGTAACATTAAGATTCGTAATAGTACCAGCAATACCAGTCAGGTTGGTTACAATGCCCGATGTAACATTAAGGTTAGTGATAGTACCCGCTACACCAGTTAGGTTAGTTACAATACCAGATGTTACTGTAAGGTTAGTGATAGTACCCGCTACACCGGTAATATTGGTAATAATACCCGATGTAACGGTAAGGTTAGTAATCGTACCGGCAATACCAGTCAGGTTAGTTACAATACCTGATGTTACTTTAAGATTGGTGATTGTTGCTGCTATACCAGTCAGGTTGGTTACAATACCTGATGTAACGGTAAGGTTGGTGATTGTTGCTGCTATGCCAGTCAGGTTAGTTACAATACCTGATGTTACTTTAAGATTGGTGATTGTGCCCGCTACACCAGTAAAGTTGGTAATGATACCAGATGTTACTGTGAGGTTGGTTATAGTACCCGCTACACCGGTAATATTAGTAACTATTCCAGAAGTTGCACTGAAGTTGATAATTGTACCAAGGCCAGAAATATTTAATCCAGTTCCTAAGATAGAACTAGCATTTATATTTCCAGTAAACTTACCATCTCCAATTACATCAAGTTTTACTGTTGGTACAGTAGATCCAATACCAACAAAAAATGAACTTCCAATTTTTAAATCAGAATTTACCTGTCCACCAATACTAATATTGGTGCTAATTGCAACAGTATTTGCATTAATATTTAAGTTATTAGGGCTAGTAATTGTTGGCGTACCAGATGCCCCGATTAAGCTAATCCTTTTTACGCCAAAATCCTTATCTGCCATTATACTTTTTTAGTTATTTATTTGATTACTCATTCCAATTCCAATGATATATTCACACCTTCAAAGGAAAGGTTAGAACCAGATGCAAATTGTGCTGTTGAATTGGATATGGATATTTGTACAACTTGTCTAAATGGGTTTGAAAGTACTCTATTTGTAGCGCCTCTCAAATTACTATTTCCTCTAAGATTATAAGAATCTCCAGGTAAATCTGGATTATCAGTAGAAAAGTTATAAGATCTTGACCAATAATTTGCATCATTCACATTTGAAAATGGATCAGATAAATTAATTGCCACACTTCCATCAGTTTTCAACCAGGTACGAGTAGCACTTTGATCTGATGATCTATTATTCTGCAAGTACAATGCAATAACCGAACAAGCATTTGGTCCAGCAGCACTAGTTCCATTAAACCAAGTATCATGAAAAAACGAATTATCGGACCTAAAATAATCTTCATAATTTGTAGTGTATCCAGCAGCCATGGTCATTTCAGCAGGAGCCCAGACATCAATCATTGGACCATTATTGGAATAACAAACTCTACGAACAGAAAAGGCAGTAGATCCTTGTCTAGATCCAGAAGGTTCAACTGCACAATCTAATGCACCAACACGTATTGATCCCTGATTATTGGTAATATCACCAGAACCTCCTTTCTGAACTCCACCAACTCTATTAATAAATTGTGTATTAAAATCATACCAATTACCATAATCAACATCAGTTGGATCAGAAAGTTTTTGATTATCATTACCAGCAGATGCTACAACAATACATCCCGCAGCAATTGCATTCTCCGCACCAGAATTGGAAGCATTTGAAACAAGAGTATCCAAAAATTTTCCAGAACCAGAATATCCAGTCGTTCCTACAAAAGAACCGTTATTATATGTAAAGTACATATGATTTCTTGCACTACCACAATTACTTGGTGGAGTATCATCAAATCCAGTTCCAACATAAGTTTGAGTGTTTCCTCGATATCCTATTGTATAGGTAGTTCCAAAAGTATTTCCAGTAGAAAAGGATAAACCATAACTATTATTAATTAAGGTTGGATCAGGATCTCCACCTTGGGAAATTTTCTTTGCATTATGAAAAATAGTACAGACATTAAGTGCGGTAAATGGATCTAGATATCCACCTGCACCACTTAAAGCAATTCTTATATTCCATATATTACAATTAAAAGCAAGACCAAATGTTTTTCCACCTATTTGAGATGCACATGCTGTTCCATGCCCACCGGCTATTTGATTTCCATTAGAATTTGGCGTTTTAGTAGACACATGTTCAAGTGTGTATAATGAAGTTAAACTAGATAACGTTCCTAAAGATAAGAATTGGGAAGATCTTTTCGAAGTATTTGTCCACCATTCATTTGCTGCTGTTGTAGCAATCCCAACTCCAACATTTACACCATCTACTGTTTTTGTATACGTTAGCCCTCTAGTATCAAAGTATGTTGGATCTACTTTATATGGTCCATCAAGTATAACATCTTTAACTCTTGTTGTTCCATCATCTTTCAAAAATTCGGGATGCAAATAAGCAACACCCTCATCAATGATTACGGCATCGACATTTGTTCCATCACGATTATAAGATAATTTAGAATCAACTTTTGAAGTTGTGACAATTCCAACTCCACGAAATGGTAAACTACTTGGAGTATTCACAAATAAATGTGACCAATTGCCTCTCACACCATTTTTATAAGTAATAGACGTAAAATCATTTCCAATAGATGCAGTTATTACTGGTTTATTAAATGCGACCTTATTGTTATAAAATCGCAATAACATCGTTGATTGTGGTTGTGGATACTTATCAGGATTTAATTGAACACTTTCAATCTTTTCATGAGTTCTTAAAATATATGCTTCTTCTTGTGAAATTAAATATATCGCAGTTCTTAATGAAAATTCCTGCAAATTTGCACATTCTATTTTTCTATTTGGAATTCCATCAATTTCATTTTCATTAATAATATAATTATGAATTTCTTCCCAATCATTTTCATCGTTAACTATGACAATATATTCATCAATTGGATCTGGAATATATTCAATTATTTCTACAGGAAAAGATGATCTAAAACTAGGATTAATTATTTCCATATCAAATCATTGTCTCCCTACTAAATCTATAAGTTACTAGTCCACTTACACCACTTTCTGGAGTAAACAATAATTTACACATACCAGAAGAAACTGTTGCTCCGACTGAAACTATCAAACTTGGTTCAAACATAATTCCATATTCTTGAGAATATGCAGTTGTACCATTTTGCATCAAAAGAACCTTCTGTGCCTGCATGGAACTTGCAGATTGAACATAAATGGTATATTCTGCAGTTCTAAAATTGATAGAGGAAATTGAAAAACTGTCAATATCAGTACTTACACCAACAGAAGCTGAAAATGTTCCAACTCCTGTTTTTACACCATATATCTCAACTTGAATTGGTGTTGTTGGATTTGTGGACCCTATTCCCAAATTACCACTTACAAAAGCGCCACCAGTGACTTGGAGTGGTTGTGATAGTGTTCCTGTTGAGGATCCAGTACTAATTAATACTGGACCGTTAGTAAATGTGGAAAGTCCAGTAACTTGGAGATCGGTAAATGTATTAGGTGCATTAGCGATTGCCGTTTCAATTGTTTCCGTGGTTATAGCATCAAGAGAAGCAATGTTTTGCAGTTGTCTTGAAGAACTAATAACTTGACTTGTACCAATATAATATGCGTTAGAAGTTGTAATTCCAGAAACATAAAGATTAGTTGCTGTTGCAATTCCTAAAGTAGCAATTCCAGTAATATTTAAATTTGTAAATGTTGCTGCTATACCAGTAATATTGGTAATGATACCTGATATTACATTAAGATTGGTTATAGTCGCTGCAACACCAGTAATATTGGTTACAATACCAGATGTTACTGTAAGGTTGGTAATCGTACCGGCAATACCAGTAAAGTTGGTAATGATACCTGAAGTAACATTAAGGTTAGTAATAGTAGCAGCAATACCAGTAAGGTTGGTTACAATCCCAGATGTTACTGTAAGGTTGGTAATCGTACCAGCAATACCAGTTAAGTTGGTTACGATACCTGAGGTTACTGTAAGGTTGGTAATCGTACCCGCTACACCAGTCAGGTTGGTTACGATACCTGATGTTACATTGAGATTCGTAATAGTACCAGCGATACCAGTAATATTGGTAATGATACCAGATGTTACTGTAAGATTAGTAATAGTACCAGCGATACCAGTTAAGTTAGTTACAATACCCGATGTAACGGTAAGGTTCGTAATCGTACCAGCGATACCAGTCAGGTTGGTTACGATACCTGATGTAACATTAAGATTCGTAATAGTACCAGCAATACCAGTCAGGTTGGTTACGATACCTGATGTAACATTAAGGTTGGTAATAGTACCAGCAATACCAGTAAAGTTGGTAATGATACCTGATGTAACATTAAGGTTGGTAATCGTACCAGCAATACCAGTAAAGTTGGTTATAATACCAGATGTTACTGTGAGGTTGGTGATAGTACCAGCAATACCAGTAAAGTTGGTTACGATGCCTGAGGTTACTGTGAGGTTGGTTATAGTACCCGCCACACCGGTAATATTGGTAATAATACCCGATGTAACGGTAAGGTTAGTAATCGTACCGGCAATACCAGTCAGGTTGGTTACAATACCCGATGTAACATTAAGACTGGTTATAGTGGCAGCAATACCAGTTAGGTTGGTTACAATACCCGATGTAACATTAAGACTGGTTATAGTGGCAGCAATACCAGTAAGGTTAGTTACAATACCTGATGTTACTTTAAGATTGGTGATTGTGGCAGCTACACCAGTAATATTAGTAATGATACCTACTGTTGCATTAAAATCAGTAATAGTACCAGCAACACCGGTAATGTAAGTGATAATTCCTACAGTACTGCTGATATCAGTAAAACTACCAGTTATAGCAGTAATTTGAGTATCAGTAACCTGAACCCCACCAACTGCTAAACGAACACCATTTGGTACAAGTGTAGATCCAATTCCAATTGCCTGATTAGATAACCAAGAATCGGTTGTACCAACACCATAAGTTCCCCCCTTAACCCACATAAATTGCTTATATGTATTTGGAAGACTACTAAGTCCAGTTCTTCCTAATGGAACTAACCAAGAACCTTCAGTACTTGCAATTGCAATGCCACCATGATTTGCAGTATTATCCGTAGAAATATCATTTCCAAATGCATCAGTAGTAATACCAATTATAATATCCTTATCTTTAACTTGTAATGAAGCAACAGCAAAAATTGCATTAGTACCACCAACACTAACACTTCCAGTAATATTTAAATCACCAAAAACTGTAAAACTGTTTGAAGTCTGTAATCTATCCGCAGATACAGTACCAGCATTTAAATTAGACGCATTTTGATAAAAAGTCCCAGGTTGATCATTCAAATACTGAACATTTAAATTTGAAACTAATGTAGATGAAGCAACAGAAATTGGAGCAGTTCCATATACTATAGTAGAATCAAATCTAGATGCAGTTATAATACCAGAAGAATTAATATTAGTATTTGAAATATTGGCAATCGTACCAATACCAGTATAATTTAAATTAGTACCACTAAGATTGGTGATTGTGGCCGCTACACCAGTCAGGTTGGTTACAATACCTGAGGTTACATTAAGACTGGTAATTGTGACTGCTACACCAGTCAAGTTAGTTACAATACCCGATGTAACATTAAGATTTGTAATAGTACCTGCTACACCAGTAATATTAGTAATGATACCTGAGGTAACATTCAGATTCGTAATCGTACCTGCGATACCAGTTAAGTTGGTTACGATACCTGATATTACTGTAAGGTTCGTAATCGTACCCGCTATGCCAGTCAGGTTGGTTACAATACCTGATGTAGCATTCAGATTTGTTATAGTAACCGCTATGCCAGTTAGATTAGTTACGATACCTGAAGTAACATTAAGGTTGGTTATAGTACCAGCAATACCAGTTAAATTAGTTACAATACCAGAGGTAACATTGAGATTCGTAATCGTACCAGCAATACCAGTAATATTGGTAATGATACCAGAGGTAACGTTAAGACTGGTTATAGTACCCGCTACACCAGTAATATTGGTAATAATACCTGAGGTAACATTAAGATTAGTGATTGTTGCTGCTACACCAGTAATATTAGTAACTATTCCAGAAGTTGCATTGAAATTGGTTATAGTACCAATACCAGTATAATTTAAATTAGTACCACTAAGATTCGTAATAGTACCAGATACACCAGTAATATTGGTAATAATACCAGATGTAACATTGAGATTAGTAATTGTTGCTGCTACACCAGTCAGGTTGGTAATAATCCCCGATGTTACTGTAAGGTTAGTAATCGTACCAGCGATACCAGTCAGGTTAGTTACAATACCCGATGTGACATTAAGGTTGGTGATTGTTGCTGCTACACCAGTCAGGTTAGTTACAATACCTGAAGTAACATTAAGGTTGGTGATTGTTGCTGCTACACCAGTCAGGTTGGTAATAATCCCCGATGTTACTGTAAGGTTCGTAATCGTACCCGCTACACCAGTCAGGTTGGTTACAATACCTGAAGTAACATTAAGGTTGGTGATTGTTGCTGCTACACCAGTAATATTGGTAATAATACCTGATGTTACTGTAAGGTTAGTAATCGTACCAGCAATACCAGTCAGGTTAGTTACAATACCCGATGTAACATTAAGGTTCGTAATCGTACCCGCTACACCAGTCAGGTTGGTTACAATACCTGAAGTAACATTAAGGTTGGTGATTGTTGCTGCTACACCAGTAATATTGGTAATAATACCTGATGTAGCATTAAGGTTCGTAATCGTACCCGCTACACCAGTAATATTGGTTACAATACCTGAAGTAACATTAAGGTTCGTAATCGTACCAGCGATACCAGTCAGGTTGGTTACGATACCAGAGGTAACATTAAGGTTGGTTATAGTAGCTGCAATACCAGTTAAATTGGTTACAATACCAGAGGTAACATTAAGGTTGGTTATAGTACCAGCAACACCGGTAATATTGGTAATAATGCCTGATGTTACTTTAAGATTTACAATACTCCCAATACCAGTTATATTCCCATTTCTAGCAGTAAACTCATCAACTGTTAGATCATTGGAAATATATAAATCTCTACCAACGTATAAATCTCCACCAGTAGTCGTAATACCTCCAGAAGATGCAAGTGTAGTAACTCCGGTTATTTCAGTATCACCAATGACATATAATTTTCTCCCCCCAGCGTTTGTCGTTCCAATGCCAACTTTACCAGTTACTTCAATAACTGTCTTATTTTCGGTATAAGAACTAATACCTACTTTAAGATTTTGTTGTCTACCGCTGAGATATTGCGACATTTTGGAGTATTAGTTGAGTGTTTCTAGAATACTTGCAATGAATTTCATATTACTTCCATCACTTGCAGATAATACAAGTGTATCACCAGATTCAAGAACCAATTTCCCTGGCAAAAGATTTGAAGTATCATTACCAGAAATTGGAAAATCTTTTAAAATTTCAGTTGTTACAGCAATTCCAACAAAAGTTCTCTTATGAAAAAAAGAAATCGTATGCGTATTTGAGTCTACATTTGATGCCTGAGCCAGAAGAACAACGCCAGTATATCCAATTGGGGCAGTATAAATTCCAACTGGATTTATTGGTGCTACTTTTGTAATTGTCTTAAATACGTTAAGTGCTAATGCCATTTTTTACTAACCTCCGAGTGCAAGAATAAATGGTGTCATAGTAGAGAACAAACTCTTCGAATAAAATCTACCAGAAATAGTTCCAGTTTGTTGATTAATTGCAACACCTTCACCAATTCTAAAATTACCAGATTGATCAGTAGATGTAAAAACTACCAATCCACCATTTCTAGAATCAGTCTCATTATCTTGAATTGGAACTCCTCCCCTCAATGGAACAGCGCTTGCAATATCATTACCAGATCCAATATATTCAAAAGAATGCCCAGAAGCTAATACTCTACTTTGCTTGTAGAAAAGAACCTCAGTACCAACTCCTACAGAATAAGGAAGATTTTCATTTACGGTAATCGTAGTAATTCCAGAAGAAACTGGAGTAGATCTCAAAATGGAATAGTAAGTAGGCAATAATTCAATTGTTGCCGTTGCTGTATTTATTCCAATATTCGGGGAACTAATTGTTATTGTTGGAGATTTAGTATATCCTCTTCCATTTGATACAATTTCAAATCCAGTAACCGATCCACCACTAATTACTGCAACTGCTGTTGCCACTACTCCCCAAGAAGTATCTGGTTCCGAAATTGTTACTGTTGGGGTAGTAATATATCCAGTGCCACCAAATCCCACAGTTACTTTCCCAACAGTGGAATATAAATCCCCAAAATAAACTACTTGCCCATCAAATGGTCGGACTACATTTATTTTAGCAGTTCCAGTATTAGGAACATAAGTATGTGGTTGAGTTGCAATACCAACATTCATCGTGAATACAGTACTTGCCATTGAAACTGATGGAAGTCCAGTCAAACTTCCCTGACCAACAAATGTAGTCAGAATTCCAACAAGATTATCAATATTTGATTTAACATCAGAACAAGACAATGGATCCGTATTAGAACCAGTTAGAGGATCTATAGCAACAGTCAAGTCCTTCACATTTAACATATTGTTAATTGCAAGTTTAGAATAATCACGAACTGCATTAAATGCAGTAATTGATTCCACAGTTTCACCAACTAATCCATTAGAAATTGGAGTTCCCGAACTTGTAAAATATGACTTTGTTGCTGCAATAATACTTTTATTTGTATAGTTTTTAACATCAGAAGCAACGGCATCAACAATATAACCAAGATCTCTTTTACACTTAGATTCACCTGCCAAAAATGTTCCACGATTTATAGTAATATTATTGAGAATGTTTAGATTACCAGCACCAATTGCTTGAGTTGAAATACTAACAAGAGTATCAATTGAATCTCTTACATTTGTACAGGAATATGGATTTGTATTTGAGGTAGTTCCAATTCCTGGATTTGGATCTGCAGTGATTGTAAGATCCCTCACATTTAATTGGTTTGTAATCGCCTTCTTAGCATAATCACGAGCACTATTAAATGCATAGATCGATTGAGATTCTTCACCCAGAAGTGCGGTCGTAGCAGACCCAACACTAGTAAAGTATTGTTTAGTAAATCCAATTGTATAAGAATTTCCACCAGTAAACAAATCGGTAGAGATAGCATCCACAAAGTAACCAATATCTCTAGCACACTTATTTGTTGTAGAAATACCAAGATTTGTTGTGGGTAATGAAGTTGTATTTCCTATTCCAATTACAGTAGTGATGATACTAACCAGAGTATTAATACTATTCTGAACATCAGCACATGCATTCTCATTTCCAGATTGATCAACTGTAATTGTATTTCCAGTACCAACATAAGTTGACAATCCAGCACTAACTAAAAGATTCTTAGAATTCAATTGATTTGATACTGCTTTCTTAGCATAATCTCTTACAGCATTGAAGGCAGTGATTGATTCATTTGTTTCACCAACTAATCCATTAGAAATTGGATTACCAGAATTATCAAAATACTTTAATACAAATCCTTTTGCATAAGCATTACCACCAGTAAATACATCAGTTGCAAGGGCATCAATCAAGTATCCAATATCTCTAGCACATTTTGTTCCACCAGTGGTAAAACTACCGAGATTTGTTGTTGGTAATGAAGATGTATTTCCTGCACCAATTGTAGTAGTAACAATGCTTGTTAAAGTATCAATATTATCCTGCACATCAGAACAAGATAATGGACTTGTATTTGCAACTGGGAATGGACTTCCGGATCCTATTCTAGCAGGCCCAGTAGTAAGAGTTAAATCAGAATACCCAGCGCCAACAAGATTATTTGTTATTGCATTCTTCATTAAATTTCTTGCTTGTTCGAAGGCAAAAATTGATTCGACAGTTTCACCAACTAATCCATTTGAAATTGGATTTCCTGCACCATTAAAATATTGTAAAGTGAATTGTTTTACATAATTATTTCCACCAGTAAAGACATCGGCAGACACTGCATCAAGAAAAAATCCAATATCTCTTTTACACTTTACTTGAGTTGCAGAAATACTTGGATATGAATTATAAGTATTGGTCCAAGCAGTTCCAACAATCACATCTCGGTTTCTTTGAATTAAACGATACGCATCATAATATCTCGATCTACTATTTGTTTGAGAATCTCCAGGAAAATAAAAATCAGAATGAGCAATCGCAACTACAGCAAGTGATTTATCAATAATTTCTTGTTTATTGATTTGAATTAAACGAGAAGCATCATAATAACGATTTTGATTATAAGGAACAGGGTCCGTGGGAAATCTAAAGGATGATGGAAAACCAACAGCAATAGAAGCAAGTGATTTATCTACAATTTCTTGCTTATTTTGTTGAATTAAACGATAAGAGTCCTTATATCGATAAGAAACATCATTTACAGAATCTCCAGGAAAAACAAAATCTGGATGATTGATTGCAATTGCTGCAAGAGATTTATCAACGATTTCAGTTCTATTTGATGTGATTAAATTGCCTGCATCAATATATCTTCCAGGAGCAACCGATTTAATGTCAAAAACATATCCCTTTTGGCCACTTGGATAATATCTGATTCCTGGTTCATAGGGGCAAGTAAATCCAAGTCCAGCAATAGTTACTCCCATTCCAACAGAAAAGTTGTGAGGAACTGAAGTATATGCCTTCAGAATTCCAGTAACATTATTATAAGAAGCATTTGTAATATTTAAAGTTGGTGTTGATATATCTAATACGAATGTGTCCGCATTTGCATCAGCAGTAGTTGTAATAATTCCAATATATTTTAATGGACTTGTGCCATCAGCAACGAGACCATAAGTACCAAATGATGAGTTAGAGTTTGTAAGATCACATGCACCACCAGTTCCACAGTAAACTGCAATGTCATCACAAATTGTAAAGAGAGACACCAACTGGGCATAACCCTCATTGGTCATTGATGCACCAATACCACCCTGATTATATTGAGTATAAGAATCAAGAACCATTGACTTTAATGGACCCAATGCATGATCACCATTAACTTTTAATCCTATGCTTCCAGGAATAAAATTAGTACAGTTCTGAATATATGGAGATTGATCAATATATCTCTGATTATTTGGATTAAATGCTACAGCTGCACCACCATTAGATACCGATCCACTAGGAACAGTAAAGGACATTTCGGCAATATAGCATCCAGTACCAACATAAAATAAGTCCGAATTAATATTCTGGGGTTGAACTTCTACTTCTCTTAAACTATCCCCAACAATACTAACTTGATCTGGTAATTCAATTGGATTATTTTCTATATAACGTCCAGCACTAACTCTAATAACAGTTCCTGCGGAGGAAATTGAGACTGCTCCTTTAATGGTTGCTTTTGCGTCTCCGAGTTTGAGTCCTGTGTTTGCGTCGTTTCCGTCTCTTGTGACATAGATAACATTAGTAACTGTTGTGCCCGCACCAATACGAATAATATCTGTACCGATACCAGGACGCTCTCTCTTAGCAACCAGTTCACCGTCGTAAGTATTATATGCTAATTCAGCACTTAAGAGTTGATCTGGTGTAGGTCTTTTTCCAGGTACGACAGATCTTTTAATCCTGATGGGAGTTGACATTTATCGCATTCGGTATTTACCAAATCGACAGTATTTACTGCCTTTCATTTATTTATTCAAGTCGCATTATTGCGTCTTGGACGATAAGCATAAAGATTAGTAGGTGCCTCAGGTTTCATCCATTCTTCTATCTTATTAAATTTATCTTCATTATAAAAATCTTGCTGAACATACCATAACTTCCAATGATCATGCCCCTTCGACTGATTGCAAGAATGGCAACAAGCAACTACGTTTGTCTTAATATCAAGTCCACCTTTACACTGTGGAGTAATGTGATCTAGTGTGATATTTTCTTCAGAATCACAATAGGCGCACTTATTTTCCCATTGATCCTTTATATTTTTTCTCCACAATCGTTTTGCATCTGCTTTACTCGTTGTTTCCAAATTAAACAAGTAGTCCTTAAACGAATGTAGAGGAACCATAAGTATTTGCGACTTATAGTTATTTATTCTTTGTTACTATAACTTCCATAAGTTCTTTAAGTGTGATGTATATGTAGTGAAACTCATCATAGTAAGTGATATCAGAGTCTCTTTCGAGGAAATGTTTAATTTTGTTTATCATTTTTTTTCTTACAGGCGTCTCTCGCCCAAGCACGACTTAAACTATTTACATAAGAACAAGATCTGCCAGACTTTCCACAATATGGACATTTTTCATCTGGGGGATCTTTTAGGTATCCATCTGGAGTATAAGTCATCTTTTTCTTTTTAAAATTTTCAGATTGCTTATGCTTTCGGGGATTCATAGTGAAAATTAAGTATAATATACGGTAGAAATTGGTTTTTGAATAGTATTTTTCCCATCCAATACTTTACCAAATATCATAGAATAATCGCACAATTGATTTTCTAATGCCTCAGAAACTTTATTTTGTAAAAAATTTACCATTCTATTCCACCAGGCAATATTTTCATTTTGCATTTTTTGAAGTGTTTCAAAATCAAATTGTATATCTTGACATTTTTTTGTGGCTTCGCACCAACTTTCAGCATAAATCCATGGAGGTGTTTCTTCAAATTGATAAGTCCATTCAATTTCATTCATTGGACCAACAATTACCGGTATTGCACCAGCAATTGTTGCCTCATAATTTCTAAAGCAATCTAAAGAAAAATTTCCCCTTCCACAAGGAACAAAAATAGATTCCGAATATAGATCAAAAACTTCATTTCCAGGAATATATGCATTACAAATAGTAACATTCTTCCACATATTCCAAAACCAATTGATCATTTCTCTGCGATCATTTTTCAAAACTCCAACCCACGTCCAAGTATACTTCCTATCTACAATTGGTTTTATTCTTGTGGATCTATTATAAAATCCATTCACATATCCCAGTGGTATTATAGTTGTATTTTCAGTATATGAAGAGAGTTGAGATTCATGTCTGTGTTGTTTTAGAAATAAATTGCAAAAATTTCCTAGCAAATTATGAATTTCATTATGTTCCGCCCAACATTCATCTGCCAATTGAATAATAATTTTTGGTTTAAATTTAAGAACTGCTTTTTTAGTCTGTTCATATGATGGCGGAACTCCAAAATAACTTTGACGATTTGTATCAGTACAGTTATAAACAAAAACATCATAGGTTTTGTTGAATTGATCTTCTTGTCCGATTGAAATATATTCACAATTAATATCCTTATAATTTGCAAATATATCATCTACGATATACTCATGATTATTAATTGGAGAATCAACTCCATAAAAAAGAATTGATAAATTCAACATACTTATACTTTAAAAGGTTCTTGTTGTCCTTCTGGCAATTTTATTTGAGGCAATGGTCCGCCACCATTTCCGCCAGTTGAAATTGGAGGTTGCCAAGAACTACTAACAGCACCTTGCACTATCTCATTCGTAGGAAGTGCTTTCGGCATTTCTATATCAATCACTGGTCCCATCAAAAACTTATTTCTCGTGATTGTCCGATTGGTAGGGTCAAATGCAACCATTGCATGAGCATCTTGTTCGTCACCACAATCTAAAATTTTTCTACCAGTCCTAGTCTCAATGACAGAAAAGTAATCTTCGCTATTATACCTGTTCATGTTTTGAGGTCTTTTGATTATTATACTCCCTTTTCATCGGTCTGTAAAGGTTGGGCCAAGTATCGTGAATAATTTCTGCGAGTTTATATGGAGTGTGTGAGGATATCATAATAGGGACATTAGAAAGAGGAACACTCCGAATAACTGGAAGAGCAGGAGGATGAGGAGCATTTTTGTAAGTATTTAACTGCATTGCTTAATGTACTTATATTATCACCAACCAATCCTAACATTCTATTACAATTACTACAAAGTAATCCACGAACTTGTCCAGTCTTATGGTCGTGGTCTACATAAAGACTATTACTATCCTTTCTACCATTAGTATTTGGATTAAAACAAATAGCACATACTTCGTTTTGTTCTTGGAGGATATTTTCATACTGCTCCAATCCAAAATCTTTACCATAGGTATACTTCAACATATAGTCCTTCTTCTCACTATAAGAAGGTCTCTTATCTTTATAAGTTTCACTATAACAACTCTTACATCTCTTATGTCCTTTGTAGTAATCGGATATTTGTTTTTCTACACTACACTTATTACAGATAATATGCGTTTTACTGGACCAGTTTTCGGCATAAGTTTTTTCCTCACACCTCAAACACCTCCTACGACCTTCTCTAAAATCAGAAGTAGGAAGTTCTTTGGTGCAAGTTCTACAAATCTTAGTGGTTCTCATTATGGTGTTTAATCTTTTAACTATTTATAAAATATTAAACTCCATTATACCATAAAAAAAGAGACCTCGTAAAGAGGTCTCTAAGGTTATCAACCGATTGCAGGTGCAGTAAGAGCAACTTGAGTTGTCTCAGCAGTAGCAAGGTCTAAAGGAAAGTTATGTGCATTCTTAAACTTTTCTTAACTATCTGGTATTACTACCAGGATTGGACTATATCATCACCATTTCTGGTGTCGGACGCTTAAACCTGTTATTAAGGAAACTCTATTCCTCAGGTAGTCTCTGAACCTTTCTCAGATGTATCTGAGACTTGGCTGCTGATTGTCCCGTAGGATTTCCAGCAATTCATCCGATTTAAAGAGCGCAAAGCACAACTTGACGCTCATGCATTACCTCAAGACCAAGACCAGCACGATTAAGAATATCAGCCCAAGTAGGAATTACATTGTTCTGATTATCAACAATAGACTGGTTGAAATTAAAACCATTGCACTAGACCCATAAGTTTACCATTCTTATGGAGTGGACTATATCTTCATCCCGTAGGATGTCGGACGCTTATTCCTGTTATTAAGGGAACTCTATCCCTCAGGTAGTCTCTGAACCTTTCTTAGATGTATCTAAGACTTGGCTGCTGATTATCCATTTATGGAGGACTTCCAGCAATTCATCCGATGTTTGCCGTTTAATTACTTAAACGGAACCCCAATTGAGGTTAAAAGCCATCGTGGATACACCAAGAGCGGTGAACCAGATACCTACAACCGGCCAAGCAGCAAGGAAGAAGTGCAGTGAACGTGAGTTATTAAAGGACGCATATTGGAAAATAAGGCGACCAAAATAACCATGAGCAGCAACGATGTTGTATGTCTCTTCTTCTTGTCCAAACTTATAACCATAATTCTGCGATTCAGTTTCAGTGGTTTCACGAACCAAAGAAGAAGTAACTAAACTTCCGTGCATCGCAGAGAACAATGAACCACCGAAGACACCAGCAACTCCAAGCATGTGGAAGGGGTGCATCAGAATGTTATGTTCTGCTTGGAAGACAAGCATATAGTTAAAAGTACCAGAAATGCCAAGAGGCATAGCATCAGAGAACGATCCTTGTCCGAAAGGATATACCAGGAATACTGCAGAAGCGGCAGCAACGGGTGCTGAGTAAGCAACCATAATCCAAGGACGCATACCCAAACGATATGAGAGTTCCCATTCACGACCCATGTAGCAGTAGATGCCAATGAGGAAGTGAAATACAACAAGTTGAAAAGGACCACCGTTATACAACCATTCATCTAAGGAAGCAGCTTCCCAGATAGGATAGAAGTGAAGACCAATAGCATTAGAAGAAGGAACAACAGCACCAGAGATGATGTTGTTACCGTACATTAATGAACCAGAAACAGGTTCACGAATGCCATCAATGTCCACAGGGGGAGCACCGATGAATGCGATGATAAAGCAAGTGGTTGCAGCAAGCAACGTTGGAATCATCAGAACACCGAACCAACCAACATAAAGACGGTTATCGGTAGAAGTCACCCAGGAACAAAATTCGTCCCAGGCATTAAAAG